TTACACACACACACACACACACACACACACACACACACGCACACACACACACACACTAGAACAAATCCGCGTTCACCTTTCCAGGCAATCCATGTCCAAACATAATCATGTAAATCAATGCAACTGCAGCCAAAACCAAGCTCCTATTCTGCGCAACGATTGCACGCTGTTTAAAACCCATTGTCATAATAAAGTATAAAACAATCCCGATTATGACAGAGTGCACCAACATAGCAAGCCCGCTTTCCATTTTAATTTTTATATATATTCTCTATACAAAAATTAAAATAACAACATTATATAAAACCAAATATATCATAAACAAATGCCTCTTATATTAGCAGCTATGGTAACAACGATTGGATTGGGAACGCTTGTGAATTGGTGCAAAAGTAGAAAGTAATATACATCCGATATTGGTAAATTATAATTATTGATAACATCGATAGTTATAATTGTTTTGTTTTTGTATTTTGTTTTTGTTTTGTAAAACCGATGTTAATAATTCCGCACTTACTTACGTCCACCAAGAGGCAGACCCATACGTGAAGCTTCGGCGCGAGTAAGAGCACCGGCATTGTTGGCCGCAACCTGTGCACCCCGGCTAGGGTTGGCCAAATAGCCAGCGTTGTTCATTACGTTACCATTGGAAACGTAAGCTTTGGCACTAGGTTGGCCATACTTAACGCAGCCGGAGACTGAGACGTTAGGACGCGGGATGGAAGCAGTTCCACAAGCAGAAAAAGAGAGGTTCAAAGACATTTTATAATATAACTAAATATTTTATTTTTAAGTATTTTATCTTAATTTGTATTTCAAATAACATTAAATTGAAATAAATTTACATCTTTTATATTATAATAAAACACGCTAGCCACTACACCAACCATGAGTGACACTGACTACACCAAAACCGATATCAACGGAGTTCCAGCAAGATACGTTCTTACCAAAGACCCAAATGACCCCACCGGCACTGCATCTATAGTTGTAAAAGTCATTGACACGGATGCATTAAATAGTCAAAATCCTACTCCCAATCGTCCACCCCCCATCCTCAACCCTCTTTACAACTTCAGCGATACACCCCTTCACTTACAAGACCAATCCAAGCTAATCACACAACACCGCCTAGGAGACCATTCGCTACCATACCGCGTTATAAACCCGGACAACTATACCGAAGAAGAAATGAAATGGTATGTCACCGGCGAAATTCCCGCCTCGCCAATGTCAATCTGCATGACATACGCAAAAAAATGCTATCTTTGTGGTGACTTCCAAGAAAATCAAGAAGATATGCGTTTCGAATCGGCAGGAGAGCATCCATTTGGCTACAAGTTTTGCAAAGACTGCGAGCCGTATTTTCGCCGCGATATGCGCGAGCGACTGAATCTGGCGTGTATTTGGGAAATGCGTCTTGCATATGAGGAGTGGCGTAAAGATATTAAATCTTCACCCCCCTCCGCCCCCAAACCAGAAAAACCATTTATTTGGGTGAACAGAACTCGCCGTGACGAGAACGGACAGCGTGATATGGTGAGCAATCGTCCATACATATATACGAAATGGCGCATCATAAACTGGGTTCCCAAAAAATTCTCGATGGTGCACTACGACGAAACTACAAAAGAAGTCGTACGCGCCGAAGAGTATGGAGTAGTCGTGGAGCAAATCGACGAACAACCGAACATCGTGAACGATGAATATATGTGTCTCACGAAAATAGTTCCGATATACGACATTTTGGCAATCAATTATGATATTAACACCCCAAATACCCAAAATACCCTAAAAAACCTTAGCACTTACGACCCTAACAACGACGATCCGCTGAACAAATATATGTATGAGGCCAAGGTTGAAATGATGCACCACAGCACCAAAGAGGTATAGTCCCTTCTTCGTAATATAACACAAAATAAATATAAATAGATACATACTATGTATACTATACTATACAAAATGAGCAAACAAGAAAACATAACAAAGCCAAAGTTTTGGATATGTCGCTCACACGAAGGCCCCGAAGAATTCGAATTTGATTTAATTCGTATTCTTTTTTCTGATAAGGTAGAACGATTCATTTGTAAATCGGATATTGTTCCACCTGATTATATACCGAATGTGGTGTATACTATTGACGAAATGATGGGTCTTTGCCATGAAGTGGGAAGTTATAAAAAAGAGAATGGAGAATACACATTTATGCCGTAGCACAGGGGACTCCGTCCCCCGTAATCCCCCTGGCCTACAGCATTAAGGTTTGCGTGAGGGCCTACGGCGCGTCCGCACTTCAATTTTTATACATTTATGCCGTAGGCTTTATGAACCTTAATGCCGTAGGCGGGGGGGCAAGTGGGGGGCTGTGCCCCCCACAAAATTGAAGTGAAAAAAGTCCATTAAATATAATGCAGTCAAAAAACAAACAACAACAACTACTCGTCGAAATCAAAATGTCCGCTACTCCTGAAACCACCAACGCCGCCAACACCGGATTGTCATTCGAAGTCCGCGAAATCGAATACGATGACGATTCGGTCCCCACTCCTGGCCCTCACGGATGCGAATACAGATACGGATACAACCCAAGTCTTCAAGAAACCGAAGAATCATCACCCATGTCTGAGCCAGACACAGGTTCTCCGATGATGATGAATCCTCTCATGCGGAGCATGTCATCCGCCATCACATCACCTACTGCTGTCGACGACGACGACGACGACGACGCCAGCTCGTCGACGCCATCGTTCCAGTGTTCACCTGCCATGGCAACATGCGACGGAATGCAGGTGCCTCCCGAACCCGCCATCCGCACCCACCCATATGTCAAGCGTCTTGAATTTGGCGAAAATCCCGAAACCATCGCGACTCTCAAGTTTCTCGAATCCAAAGGAATCGACACCACCGCACTCGTCACAAAACACATCACGAAATTCGGCAGCCGTGCACGCATCGCCGTGAGCGGTGACGGAGATGTCGTCGGATTCGCAATGTTCGACAACGAAATCGATCGGGACCAGTTGCGCGAGCAGGCTCGCTACATCCCCCCCGAAAAACTGAAGCAGATCGTAGACGCAAAGCCGTTCATCTTCCTTCAGTTGCTGCTGATGGATACCAATTTCGTCGCCATGACAAACGTCGGCGCTGAATGGAAGAAGGAGCTCGTCGCGCAGTTTTGCGATTGTGTGACCAAGAACGGCAAAGTCGCAATTGCACGCACCGAAACAGAAAACGAGAGTGAAATCGATTTCTACCGCTCATGTGGCTTCTTCACAATGCATGACATGGGCATTCCATCCTACCCCTCATCAAAAGGCAACGACATCTCTGTGCTCGCATACACGCCGCTGGGCAAGGAAGGAACCGCGGAAATATTCAGGAAGTTCTACGGCATGGGTGCGCGATTCTAAGACAACCGATAGCAGGCAACAGGCAACAGGTAACAGGTAACAGGTAACAGGTAACAGGCAACAGGTAAGTATATCTGTTGTTATTATGCTAACATTTTTTATGAACGAATAAAATAAAAACAAATAAAAAACTAATATCAATATTATATATATATATATATATCTATGTCGTTAAATAATATCATTACAAGTATAAAATTAAGGTTACTATCTGTGCAACCGCGCGATATTGTTGATATTTACCAAGATATAAACGTATCTGATTTAAAAATAGGTGAAAATAAAATACCTATAACAAACCCACAAATAATTAGACTACTAAAAAATTCATCTAGGGTATACAAAGTATCTATGGTTAATGAATACACGGGGATGGGGACAATATCAAAAACGGGGGAAGATTATACTACAACAAATCAGTATTTATTGGGTTATGACACAGACTCATCGGATGCGTCTTCAGAAAGCGGAGCAATCGCGGATATGGATGTGGATAGCGAATTACACACGGATGCGTCTTCGGAAAGCGGAGCAAGCGCGGATGCGTCTTCGGATAGCGAATTACACACGGATGCGTCTTCGGAAAGCGGAGCAAGCGCGTATGCGTCTTCGGAAAGCGAATTACACACGGATGCGTCTTCGGAAAGCGGAGCAAGCGCGTATGCGTCTTCGGAAAGCGAATTACACACGGATGCGTCTTCGGATAGCGAATTACACACGGATGCGTCTTCGGAAAGCGAAACAAGTATGGATTCATATTAGGATAGTGAAATAAGTATTTATTTTTTACTATAGTTTTAACTTATAATAAATACTTTAGGAAAATAATAACCGGATTTATTTTTTACTATAGTTTTAACTTATAATAAATACTTTAGGAAAATAATAACCGGATTTATTATATATTATATATATATAATGAAAACTTTATACTATCAAGGTTTTGATGCATCCGGAAATCCGTCCGGTAACTCCGTTGATTATACTATGTCAAGTACAAGTTCGAATGGAAGTCATCGAACTACAGTAAGAGCAATATTAGAAAGAAATAAAACGACAAATACATTTCTCCCTCTTGATCAGGCATATCTTATTTTCAATACAAGAATAATAGATCCACCTAGCGTAGAAACTCCATTATCGGGAATAACCAAAAAGTATAGAACTCAGATATTTAATATTAATATTGAGAATGATCATATTAATTGTATGCATCAAGGTTTATACGACACTTTAATGTCCAGCGGAACATTAGAGTATCAGGTTACATCCGCAAATGGTAGGTTTAAAAACGTTAAAAGAGTTGTTATAGACTTTAATAACTATAATGGTCTTGATGCTCCATCCGCTAAGGATCCTGCCGCAGAATGGAATCTTGCACCTCATGTGGTTTATAATCGCAGGATTAAGTTTTATAGTTCTTAAAATATAATACTTATTTATAAATGTAACTTATATTATTATATATACTAGCATAACAAATTAATAGTATATATAATGAAAACACATCACAGAGAAACTATAGATAATCGGTATATTTTTTTACAAAAAAACAATATAAAATCAAAGTCATATAAATCATATATTATAATATAAAATAAAACAAACAGCGGAATAATGTTTGCATTATTACAACGCAGTTATGCAGTCAATTCTGCAGAAGTATTCCACATGACCCAATTTTCACACATTACACACCGATGGCTTCCTTTATATTTAGCAAACGATACAGACACAAATACAAATACAAACAACAAAATACTCGAACAATATCTAGCAAGTCACGTAAACGAAATGTGGAAAAAATATTTGTAATAATTATACATCCATATACATCCATATACATCCCTGTAGCTATGAATGCCCGTAAAATTGAAATGAATATTAATGAAATAACAAATGTAGACAAAAAGAAAGAAGAATCAAAAGAATCAAGTGAAAACAATATGTCATCCACCAACCCATCGTCGTCGTCGTCGTCGTCGTCGTCGTCGTCGTCCTCATCTACAAACCGCATCATATCCAAGACAATTCGTGTTGCTCGGGAATCTCACCCTTCTCAAGCCCAACAACAAGCACGCGCCGCGGAAGTAGAAGTCCCAGTCCCGGAATGCCGAATATGTTTTGATAAATACAACAAGTCAAATCGTATGCCTATCAAGTGCACATCATGTGACTTCGAAGCCTGTCGCCAGTGTCATTCCACGTTTATACTTGACGCTACAAATACAATCCCGAATTGCATGAACTGCCATAAAGAGTTACAACGCGAATTCCTTGTCGAGAATTTCACGCAAAAGTTTGTCACACAAGACTGGAAGAAACACCGCGAACAAATCATATTACAAAGAGAGCGTGCACTGCTCCCCACGCGTCAACCCGTAGCTGAAATGGTTCGGCGCAAAGACGTTCTCAAGCGCGAAAATGAAGAACTTTTGAAACAAATGAACGAAATTCGTGCAAAACAATACCAGTGCCAGCGCGAAATCGGCAATATTGATTATCGAATCCGTATGGGACCAGCTGCTGATGCAAATCTGCGCAACAACGCATCAGCCTCGGCCTCAGCCCCTCATGCTGCAGCATTTATTCGTCCCTGTCCCAACGCCGCAAGCAACTGCCGCGGATTTCTCAGCACGCAGTGGAAGTGCAATCTTTGCAACATGTGGGCGTGCAAGGATTGCCACGAAATAAAGGGCGCGACCCACGACACGCCCCACGAATGCAACCCGGACAATCTCGCATCTGCAAAACTCATCGATGCGGAAACACGCCCCTGTCCCAAATGCGGCGCGCGCGTATTCAAAATCAGCGGATGCAACCAGATGTTTTGCACGGCTTGCAACGATTGCGCATTTGATTGGGTAACCGGGCGCATCGAGACGATTATTCATAATCCGCACTATTTCGAGTTTCAGCGTCAGCGGAATGGCGGCCAGGCACCTCGTGTTCTAGGCGATATTTTATGCGGACGCGAAGTGGATCACGCGACAACGCATACGATAACGATGGACCTATTCCCGCGCGAAGATATATCGCGGATGGTAGTGATGTGGAGAAATACAAACAGAGACATGTATGGGAATATTACTATCAGTTCACAAACGCGTTGGGAAAAATTCTATGATGACTGCATTAAGAATGTAGGTAGAATACTATGGACAACAAATACGGCTACAGCTACAGGAACAGGTGCAGGCGAAGTCGCCGTCCGTGCAAATACCCAAAAGATGAACTGCTACCGCCAGATACTATTCCGCAAACTCCAGTTTCGCGAAATCTGTCGCCTCATTATCGAAATACGCCAAGTTACGCTTCCGCAACATCGCGTCGATCCATTGCGATACAATGAAGAACTCGGTGTGAAATACCTCCTCGGCGAAATATCAGAGAAGGATTTCGCCGCGGCATTGCAGCGCTCGGACAAAAGGATGCAAAAGTCACGCGACATTCAAAATATCCTCACCATGGTTCTGAATACGTCGACGGATATTATATTTCGTTTCGCGGAACACTTGAGAGCATCTCGTGCAACGATTGCGCAAATTCCAAACTACATCTACGACAACAACGACTTCACTATCATGGACGAAATTCGCGAGCTGTTCAACTACGCGAATACGAACCTTGAACGCGTGTCGAAGAACTACCAGTCAACGACATCCCTCAAAATCGGCGCAAGCCTTGATCCAAATTATTGGGAAGACAACGGGCAAGTGATTTACCACTTTATGACAACAAGGTAACTAAATCTCGATTTTAAATATAAAAAATAGTATATACAATAAAATCATATCAATAGTTAAAACCAATAAAAACTTAATACTTTTTCGTTTACTAACATTATGTATACGTCGTGAAGGTTCTTTTTTATTCCATTCTTTTTCTAAATCAATTAGTTTTTCATAAATGATAAAACCTGCAACAAATATTATCGCAGTTCGAAGAGCATGTAAAAAAATATGAAAGTGTATCCCGCTTTTTTTTACCATAGTTCTATCTATACTATAATACTATAGAAATAATTTATCGCTATCGTTATCGTTATCGTTTATGATTTCATGCAACACAACACATTCACTAAATATTGATAAATACGAATGTAATAGCAAGAAACGGGATAAAGGACAATAAAATAACACCAATGGTTGTGAGTATAAACACCCCCACGAATAATATCCCGATAATAAATGAAACCACGTCATGCAGCACTTTCTTGGAAAAGTTTATATATGACATCATGAAATCAAATATTTTCATTAGTATATCCTGTATCGGACTTGTGTCTACATACAAAAACACAATTCCAAATAATAAAATAGAAACACCAACCACAATTAAAACTTTTTCCGCCCATATCTGATCAAGACATCGGCTACGATGCCGTTCATATTCAAGATCGCTATATTTAAATTTCTCTTCAAATTTCTCTTCACCTATGTCTACACCCGCGCGCTCGCCTTCACCTTCGAATCTTTGTTTTTGAATTTGTCTTGGCCCTTGCATGTAAAGTTGTTTTGTTCTAACAAGTTTACATATAGTTATTATCGAATTATAGTTTCAATTTTATGTGTTATTTATATCGAATTCACCATCCTCATCATCATCATCATCATCATCATCCTCATCCTCATCATCAGAATGAGATAATATCTTGATACGGCATAGGAATATTACTATAGTTAATCATATCATCGATGCGTTGGGGTTTGAAAAAGTCAGTTGTATACATATTACTATACTCGATTCCAGTTCCACATCCAAGTCGACCGCTGCAGTCACCCATCCCTCCGACGCCCCCGAAGTTAATATTAATCGTGGTCTTGCTATCTGTCGCCGAATTCATCGCAATCACTAATTTCTCAATAAGCACTTGTCTCTTCTTATCGATATCGCCAAGTTGTTTCATCGCAATGTTATGCGTGTTATTCATTTGATTCGCGTTATCGCACGCCGATTTTACACCTTGTTCAAGCATCATACGATTGCCATACTTTGTATTTGCATCTATTTTCTCCTTCAAAGTAATCGCCGCATTTTTGTTCATATCGTCCGAAACGCTGCTGCTCATCGCGTAATTTAGTTTACTCTTAGCAATCTGGCAAGAGTTTACTTGTTTCTCTATATCCATTTTCATCTTATTTACTGCGACTTTTTGTGTGGTATATTCATCATTTAATTTATTTAATTCAAGTTTTAGTGATTCGATATAAGCTTGTTGTTGACTCGATTTCGCATTTGCCGTCGCAACTTGAAATGATTTATTCTTTACATCACTAATAGACTGAAACCACCCACCAGTTTGTTTGCCCCTCCATCCTGCACCATTTGCGCTGTCATTACCACCTCCACCTCCACCACTCCCATCCCATTTTTGCCAGTTTTCGTTACCGCTTCCACTGCGTTTTCTAACGCTACCGCCGCCGCCGCCGCCGCCGCGCCTGCCATCGTCCTCACTTGGTCCGTATGATGCGCCACGTCTACTATCCGGTTTGTCAATCAGTCTGATATTTACATAGTCATTTTGATTGGCATAATTATCCAATTTTCTATCAAATTCCGCATACCCTTGCAATTTTTCTTCATCGCATAGTACACACTCATCCGGAGAAGGAATAGGTTTCATGCCTCCGTTTGCACCCGCACCCGCACCCGCACCCGCACCCATTCCAACTCCTCTTCTTACCGAACGGCATTTCACCATATTTCGCCCGATAACTTGGCAACTTCCATCATCAAACCCAGAACCATCACGGAAAGTATTCAAATAATTTTGAAATATCTGCACTCCAGGTTTCTCGCAATTTTTCTCGCATTCAGTTGGCGTAAATGGTTTTTCTTTTGGCTGAGGGCTTGGATAGGTTTTATCCGGATCAATATATGCAGTTAAATGAGAACCACATCCAGAACACGTTGCCATATAGTTATTACAATTTATTTCGCCATCAACTAAAGGGCACGCTGGACATACTATCTTATCAATACTTTTATCTAGTTTGCATGCACCCTTTGCAAGACGCGGGTCTTTCACCTTTCTACACGATGGGTCGCATGGCCCGCCTCCAGGCCGAGGGGCGGGGCGCGGAGGAAGAGGAGGTGGGATACATTGCGCAGACTTACCATTACTACGCCCGGTTGGAGAACAAGCATAATTCTGTGTGCAATCTGTGTCTGTTCCATATAGTATACGCGAATATTTTGCATTGGTTATTGGGTAATATTCGCCACCAGAATCCGAACCCCCCATAGGCCTCTCATAAAAGTAATTCGCAGTTCCCATATCAAAAGGCAATCTATCAGGACCATCTGCAGTATCCTTACCGCCATATACTTTGGTGGGCGGTCCTACAACTTTACCACCCTGTATAGGAACACATACGGGATAACAATTTCCATCATACGTTGAATCATTGTTACATTTTTTATTTTTAAACCCAGCAAGTGCATCCGAAGTAGGGTTGGGAATGGTACGACTCAAAGAAGGCGCAGATGCAGATGCAGGCAGCTGTAAACTAGGTGACATAAAATCAACATATGTAATATTTCCATCAAATAATTCAGCTGTTCTTAAATTCTCCCATCCTCCACCCAAACATATATTTCCTTTATCGGTTGTTAATTTAGGTTTATTACTAATATTAACTATATTACTAGCATTATCACTGATATCATCAGTCATTCTAATTAATTTAATTTTATATTCATTATTATTAAAACTAATTATAATTTTATAAGGTGTCTTTTCAAGTATTTGGCCTAAACTTGTAAAATCCTGTGCCCACGTGTCACTAATTCTAAAATGAAGGTACTTAGAAGGACTGATCCAGAATCCCCATCCGTCTTTATGTCCTGGAATTTGTGAATTATAGATATTCCCAATAATACCTTGCCACTTTGATGAATTATACATTGCTGAGAGTATAATTGTTATAGTCCAGTTACTTAAACTACTATTTAACCCAAAAGTATTAAAAGAAATATTATTATATTTTCCTTGTTTAATACCTGCTGCATCTTCTACTTTAAAAAAAGGAGTTATAGATTGTTGTGATGACACAGGTGTAGGCGCCGGCGATAATGGCGCAGATGTCCACCCCCATCCACGATTATTAAATAACCCGGAATAATCAATGCTTCCATCATCATTTTTTTTTGTGATTCTAAATGTATACAACCCATAATCAGATGCACTATTATAATGGATTTGTCCTCTCACATTTGCCCCAAAGGATATATTTGGAGTTGCGTTAGGGTTATATTTTGCTAACCACCACTCGGCAAAGTATCGATACTGGTCACCTATATAATGTGGTAGACCAATTGTCTTAAATTGGTTATCAATGCCCCATGGTTGAATTCCTATTTCATTTTTGTCATCATTTTGAATCTTTTCCTTCCATAGTGTGTCAGACGGGCGAACAATAAGTTTCTCTCGAATCATATAAGGGTTACTATCAGATCCGTCACCAGTTATTCCAAGACTAGCGGCTTCACTGCTTGTCATTCCTTCAACCAGTCGACCCATGCCAAATACTCCTCCACCCTCGCCAGATATCATCTTGTATACAGGACTACGTGAAAATAATATAAATATAACAGAAATAATTAATATAATACTAAATAAATGCTTGGTTGAAAAACCCATTTATATCACTCGTTATATACTTATATTTATAGAATATTAAAATATATATATAAAAAATATTAGATAGGCATATGAAACATGACATATTTCTTGTATTATAAATAGTAATATTATATATATCTCACCTTTCTCTCGTTTCTCTCGTTTCCAGTGACCATCCCTTCAACATCAATCCCCACGAGATGGCGCAACGATGCTAGCAGCGGCCAACCACGATTTCAAATCATCATAGACATTGTCATCCCAGAGGATTTTTCCCCGCTCACAAGAATGAAATGCGTGCAACACACGTCCGTCTTTGGTATTGTAAACAATCTTCCCATTTTTCTTGTCAACCAATTTCTTCTTTCTCTCATCACTTTGTGTTTTTTCTAAATGCACACACAGAGTGTCAATAACTTTGTTAACATCAAGAGAGAGAATCACATTTTCTTCTTCTTTTGGCTCATTCTTTTCATTTGTTTGCTGTATGTTTGATATATGATTTTCTATTTCTTTCTCTTCTTTCTCTCCTTTCTCTCCACCATCCCTGCCTCTCATCTTGACAAACATCTTGTCACGGCATAGTTCCAATTTTCGCAACGATGCATTCTTGTATTTCATATACAAGTGCGACGCTGTAGCGTTTGTGGTACTAGACATTGACTTGACAACAACAACCATGTTTTTGAAAACAAGTATCTTATCTCTATATATCATTTATACCCAAATAAATATTTCAATTTTCTAGATATAAAATTGAAGCAAAATGAATGTTATATAGCAGAACCACATGCATACACACGTATATAGATAAACGTTACAACCAGAAGACACTACACACTAAACACTACACACTACAAATGGCCGAAGTCAATCCCGATGAACACACCTTAGTCCAGGAGTTTCCTGTGTTATATGGGACGGAAAAGAATGGCAAGACCAAGGTATGGAATGCTAAAATATATTTGGAAGGTAAGCATTCATCGGCACAAGAACAACAAGCTCACGCATTTGCAACAATCGAGCACGGACAACTCGACGGCAAGAAACAGCTAACGATTCGCGAATATACGGAAGGAAAAAATATAGGTAAAAAAAACGAGACAACGCCGTTGCAACAATGTATTGCAGAAACACAGCGAAAATGGAGAGACAAGCGCGAAAAAGAATCATACCAAGAGACGATTACAGAGCAAGCCTCAGCACCCGACCAAGGACATCAATCCTCGCAACATTCACCCGCTGAACCTACCAAAAAGTATTTCCCAATGCTCGCGCATACATTTGAGCCCCCTACCGCCACCACCCCCACCACCCCCACCACAAAAAAGAATAACATCGTGTTCCCCTGTTTCACGCAACCCAAGTTAGACGGACTGCGCTGCATAATGTATCGCGACCCCATCACCACTGAGTTGCATTGTCAGTCCCGCACCGGCTCCTATTTCGACACCATGGATCATATCAAAACATCCCTCGCCCCCATTTTCAGAAAACACCCCAATATAGTATTCGACGGCGAGTTATATACTACCGAAATTCCCTTTGAAGAACTGGCTGGCCTAATTAAGAAGAAAAAACTGATACCTGGCGACAAGTATCGTCTCTGCGTAATCGAGTATCACATCTATGATGTCGTGGATGAAACGAAACCATTCGAAGAACGTCATGCAACGATTCGAAAAATCTTCGCGCAAAATGCGGCGTCAAGAATGGCATCGCCACATGCACATGCCCCCAATTCCGACCACATGCCGCAATTTATTTGTCTTGTCCCGACGACGGAGGCGAAAACGCCTGCCGACTTTAGGGCACAATTTGGCGAGTTCATTGAGGCCGGCTATGAAGGAATCATGTTGCGCAACAAAAAAGGCATGTATCGCTGCAACTATCGAAGCCACGACTTGCAAAAGTATAAGGAGTTTTTAGAAGACGAATTCCCTATTGTTGGTTTCACCCAAGGTGAAGGCCGCGATAAGGGGACGATTATATGGATATGCGTGACGAAGGAGGGGAAGGAATTCAGCGTTCGCCCGCGCGGAACGATGGAACATCGTCGCAAATTATTCCAAACTGGTGAAAAATATGTCGGCAAAAAGCTGACGATTATTTACCAAGAATTGACGGAAGAAGGAAAACCCCGATTCCCGGTTGGCAAAGACGTGCGCGACAAATATTGAGCATCACACTATCATTGAAAATAGCACAATAAATAATATAATATATTTGCAGTATATATACATAACCACCTTTTTTATGACAAGAAGGAAAAGTTCGCATCGCACCCGACGCACCCGACGCACTCGACGCACCCGACGCACCCGACGCACCCGACGTTCTCGTCGCGGTGGCGCACCATATCCAGCAACCCGCATGATGCCTTTGGGTTCAAACCAAACCCTCGGTGGTGGATATTTTAGCAGTGCGAATCAAAGGGGGGGCAGCTCATGCACGGGAGGAACACTTCAACCATCTGGAAGTGTAATGAATGCCGGATGTAGCGATGGGCAAGTGGCAACCAGTGGAGTTACGGGAGGAAGATTCTAAGAATACACCATCTACCAAATAAAATATCATACTATATTAATATAGTATAGTATACCTCCTGCATGAGTCAAATCTTAACAAACACTATAAAAACAATAACAGGAACATGCGGAGGAAAGGGGTCATGGCTATCAAATCCGTTAAGTAATGCAGGCCCAGGGTCTGGTTCAATAAAATCATTATTCCCTTATAGTGCATCATTGCCACCCCCGTCCTCTTTTGAGTTTCCTGGTATATTGCAAAGCGGAGGTGGCACCAGAAGAATAAGAAGAATAAGAAGAAAATCTAGACGAACGCGAACCAGTAGACACACCAACAAAAATCGCCGCAAATACATCCGCAAACATTAGAATGCATTCCGTGCATTTCAATTTTCCGCATTATGTCTCCGGAAAATTGAAGTTTAAGTATAGGATAAATGTATATACAGGAAAAAATTACAAAGTTATCAAGTTACAACTCAACCAATGGCTTTATACATTGAAAGGTTTTTCAGTTTAACTGCCTGGATGACGAATCCGAATCCGAACCCGAACTCTGACACACCCATCGAGACGACTAAATCGTCGGTCTCATATTCTCCAGCGAATACTATGACGTCGATAGCACCAAAAACTACCGAAACAGGAACACAGGTTCAAGTATCAACCCCCAAATCAAAATCCAAAACCAAACCCATATCTGTAACCACGACAACTATCGAAACACAGACTATTGACAACCCCGAACTACTTGCATACACTGACGAACAGCTCATTGGACACTACACGACAGAGATATTTCAACCTCACCATGACGACGCCAACGCCAACACCAACACCAACGCTGCACCGGTTGACACAACATACACGTGCTGTGTCTGTCTCGAAACACTGATCATAGGAGACAAAAACACAACACTCACACCATGTGGTCACGCATACCATCTCTCTTGCCTTCTGTCATCACTTCGCAACAAGAACTTGTGCCCAATGTGCCGTGGGTCACTTGAAGAACCGAGGCCAAAACCCAGCACAACAAATATTCTTCGCCCCGCAAACGCAGAACAAATCATTCGCGATGAGCTTTACTGGTTTCCCAAGAGTTCGTATATACAAAACATACGTGGATCAAACCACCCAAGGAGGGCATTCAAAGAGGCCGCGCGAACATTTGCATATTCGGTTTTGCAATCCGCTGCCGAGTTTGTCCACGAAGACAATGTTCCAGAGGAATGGTATAGCGAAGACGACACGGAAAATGAAAGCGATGACAGCAATAGCGAGAACACCGACGGCGAGAACGAGAACACCGACAATGACAACGACAACGACAACGACACCGAAAACGAAAACGAAAACGAAAACGAAAACGACAATGACAATGACAATGACACCGAGAACGAAAACGAAAATGAAAACGAAAACGAAAACGAAAATGAAAACGAAAACGAAGAAACAGATAACCAGAGCCGACATGTGCACCACCGACGTGTGCGACATATTCACCTGGATGAAGCACACGTCAATCGAACAAGAGGAGTAAATACAAACACAAATATCAACCTGAGATTACGTTCATCATCTCGTGGAAGTGATTTCGATTTGCGTGACGAATTGCCTTAACGCCTTGAATGACGCGCCTTCCCAATAATAAACTTTTTTATTACTATATTATATAAACACAACAAACACAAGAAACACAAGAAACAAACATGGTTTGCACAACAAGTTGTGTAGTAGCTACTATTTTCATTGTTGCCATGGTTTTTACCATGTATGGATCAGATAAAACAGAAGCAATAACCAATTTTAGGCGTATTTTAACACACCAACAGAATGTAGTCTACGATAAAATAGCAAACGAACGTAGGCGAATCTACTTCGTCGGTTTTGCATTAGGTATGCTAGCATCATTTATATTCCTGGCATGGAATCATTCAACAGGCGCACGTAAGCTCAATCGTTTCTCAACAATTTGCATGGTCGGTGCAATAACATTTACTATCAACTATTTTTATTATATGCTCACACCAAAGAGCGACTGGATGATTCTTCATATCGACGGCGATACCCAAAAGAAGGCATGGTTGGGAGTATATAAGGTAATGCAGTATAACTACCATCTCGGTGCACTTCTTGGATTAATCGGCGCACTCTTTATTGGGAATGTCTTTTGCAAATAAAATAAGTCGTCGCTCCGCGCTAGCGCGCGTCGCTTGTGCGAACTTTTATTGACGATTTTTGTTCATGTAGTAATATAAAAAGAAACAACCATTCTGCTCCATTTCGCTGAATATCGGGAATGATGATGATGATGATGATGTATTGTATTTTCAAATCTATTCTACGTTTTTCAAAAATGGACATTTATAAATGTCCTTTTTTTAAAAACCAATCCTAGATTTGAAAAAATGTTGAAAACCTCACTCAGACCATAATGGTCACAATCACTTTTTAAAGTTGAAAAAAACGTTACGATAACTTTTTTGGAAAAATCCAAAGAATATACTAAAAGGGTTTAGGAACTTTGTCTGTTTCATATATATGAAACAAATGAAACAACCAGCACACGAAGAAAAGGCACAGATATTTCATTGCAAAATTTGTGACTATAACACGTCATATAAAAGCAAATTTGATAGACATCTTCTTACGGGTAAACACAAAATTTTGACAAATGAAACAAAAAAAGGCACGCAGGGCAATTCACAAACGCTAGACGTATATGCATGTGAAATTTGTAAAAAAAACTTTAATTCGAGAACAACAATGTGGCGACATAAAAAAGAATGCAGTCCTCCCACTATTACCACCTCTTCTTCTAATACAAATACCAATGAAAACAAAGAAGATATAGCAAAACTTACGGCATTGATAACCCAGCTTATGACACAGAATACGGAACTAATAAAGAAGATTGGTGGCACGACAAACAATACTATCAATAACAACACCACCAACACCAACAACACCAACACCAACATCAACAAATCCAAAAACTTCAATATTCAGTTTTTTCTAAACGAGACGTGTAAGGATGCGCTGAATATATCGGAATTCGTAGATTCGCTGAAGATAACATTGGAAGACTTGGATTTTTCGCGTAAAAACGGGTTAGTAAGCGGGATAACGGATGTCATGATAAAAGGACTGAAACAACTGGATGTGACAAAACGGCCGATACATTGCACGGACAAGAAGCGCGAGACGATGTATATTAAAGACAATGCAAAATGGGAGAAAGATGAGACGCACGAGAAAATGAAAAATACAATAATTCAAATTGCCAAGAAGGAACGAAATGCTTTGACAGAATGGGTGGAAGAGAATCCCGACTGGATGGAAACAGAGTCAAAACAAATTGAGTATCTTACAATCATGCGCAATGTATGTGAACCGATAGAAGAGTATGATAAAAACAATAAAAAGATTATTCGCACCCTTACTTCGAATGTATTTGTAGATAAGTAAATAATTTACACCGAAAGTAACATAATATACCGAATAAATAAAAATACATATTTATTTTTATTTATTTTATTTTGCACAAGTTACACTCATATGGGTATAAAATGTGTATAATTGTTTTTAACTTATATATTATTTATACTAAAATTAACAAAGTATTGGCCATTGCTAGTAGTTATGGTTACATCTTGCACGGCGGGAAACGACTGATATACAAAGTCTCCAACTTTAATGTCTGTTCCACGCCTGGTGGTAAGAATTACCATATAGTTTATAGGATTATAGTCAGCGGATGATGATAAACCGCTGTCAACAAAACCGGAGTTAACTGAAGAAGGCATACTAAGTGTAGAATAGCCGTATCTTCCATCGGGTTTTGTAGTTCCAATTTTAAGTGTATAATTGTTATTATGTGTGCTGACACTTGAATTAGTAACATCAAATGGGCCAGATGTAGCGCTTTCGCCTCCAACAAGTCTTGCATCAGCACCACCAGATCCCGAACCTTGAAGAACATTGGTAAAGTTAAAACTAGAGCCAGTACCAGGGAATACAAGTAAAACTTGTTCACCTTCGGGTTTATTAGTAGTTCCATCTTGAGTAAGAACGACAACAACGCTAATAAAGCCTTCGTCTTCTAAACCTTTCGCATTTAAATCTAGTAGCAAAGTCGGATTATCTTCACCCGAAATCAAGACGGGAGTGTTGCTAGGTAATCCAATAGAAGGAATAGTTGACACTCTATACTGAGACGCTGTTGTTACCGAAGTAAGAGGGACCTGAAATGGAAGACTTTTACTAGAATGAACAACGCCATTAAGTGTGAATTTTACTTGAGCTTTAACATACATGACGAAATCGTATAAAGTACCAAGATTTGTATCGGGCAAAGTGTATGTTTTCGGCGAAGAGTTCTCGATGATAGGATCGCTCGAAGGTCCAAGTCTCGAATAATTACCAGATCCGCCTGTTCTATATTGTATGTAATGAGTATGAACGTTATGCGAAAATTGCGCTGAGTCGGGTTCACCACCAGTAACAGAGAGACCTGTGAATACGGGAGAGTTCCACGAAAGAGTTACAGAAGAACTATTACTGGGATTCTGAACAGAAACAACCATAGCTGAAGTATCGACCTTAGCAGTATAGAAGACAATGGTATCGGGATCAGATATTTCGCGTTTAGTGAGTAATCCATTGAATACCTTTTTAACCTGAATAGTATATTTATCAAGACTATCGACAATAGGAATAACATAGGAATTACCTGTCAAATTAGTATCATCAACTACAGATGGCGTAGTATCCTCATTTCTAGTAATTGTAAGATCATACATAAATGCAACTGAATTTGGATCGGATTTAGTAGGCCATGTTATAACGTGAAAACTGGAACCTTCTACAATATTTAATACACCACCGGATAACTCGTATATGTTAGTTCCCGATGCATCGGCGCTTGGCTTGGTAAGTTTAGGAACGTTCCAAACTCGGTTCACGTCTTGGGTTAATGTGGTTGTTGGAGCAGGGCTTCCTCCGCTTTCAACATAATAGTTTGAAGAAACGGGGTTAGAAACATCGCTAGAAGAGTTATAGGTAGCAGTAGCACTAACTACCCTAGCATCTCTGAAAGCTTCAAATGAGATGTAAGCCAAGTCATAGTGTTGCCAGTTATAACCGCTAGTAGTTACAATAACCCCAGAGGCGTCCATAGTCTTAAGAGCTGTGTCATCGGTAAGGGTAATCTCTTTACCTGTAACGCTAATTTTAGAAGAACCGATTCTTATTTTGGGAATATTTGAACCATTGGAAATAGGGTTAGTACCAATACTTATAGGAGATGTAAAATAAACATTTACGCCATCAATTCTAGAGGTGGAATCAGCATTAATTACAAGATTAAATAATACACTGCTTTTATTATCAGAGTTTATGGTTTTGTATGATAAATTTGAAATAACGTAGTCAGAAGATACAGGGAATTTCTTATTATCAACATTCTTTTCGTCAATAAGGCCTTGGGTAGTGTCGGTGGATCCAAGGTTAACATTTTTTACTATATATGCAACACTATAGTATAGCCTGGTTCCGTCAGTTGGTTCAACAATAATAGAAACGTGTGCAAGGGAAGACGAATAGTTAATCGTTTGATAACTATATGAACCACCGGAAGAATATTTAACACCAACTTTGACAGAATCGGCGTGAATTGAGTTCCAAGCGACAGGAATATTCATAAGTAACTTACCACTACTACTATCAACCGAATTCCAAGGTTCGGTGTATGCACCAGCGACGTAATTGTATGTATTTATTTTGTTGATAAGTTGTAAGGGGTTTACAGAACTAGATTCCGTGGTTGCTCGTGTATTGCTGCTATTCCCCCACAAGGTAGCGGTATCTATGATAGTAACTCTTACTTGAACTTTGTTAGATTCGGTAAAAGCGTTACCTGTGCTTTCTTGTTGTTGTGGGATATAAAACACGATATATCCTTGTTCGGTTCCATCCCCAGAACCAGTAATATTATCATATCGACCGACGCTACTAGTAATTATTGACGCGTCTCGTGCACGATCGGCAGCTTCTTCCAAAGTTTCAGCACCTTCACTTCCCTGTAAAACAAGCTTAGCATTTTTAACATAGACCCATGCGCCACCATCAACCTTATATTCAAGTTCAAATTTAGTGCTGTCAACATCAAGGTGTTTATTGGAATAATTAGAACCAAACTGCGCAGTTTTGCTAAAGTAACCCGAGATACCAATGAGAGGGCTATTATTAAATCGTGTGGGTGATGAACTAGGGTCATTAGCTGTAACAAGTGCCCAAGTATTTGAAATATTTACAGAAGGAACGGGGGCAACATTTTGGGAAAATATTACATTTTCGTAAAAAGACGATGATAGTCGTTCTTCTGCGGACGAACCCGAACCAAGTGATACCCTGGCTTTTACTTTATATGTAATTCCATTTTTAAGTGAATTGCTGGGAATATGGTTTAATTGTATATTATAAAGACTAGTAGTGCTCCCTTGTACCGGAGCCGAATTTAAAAAACTATAAGAAGTTGTCCTAGCTACTTCCGCATCCGAACTATTATAAAAAATAAATAGAATCGCACCCGCGATATTAGGAGCAAAAAGTTGGTACGCTTCCTTATTAACGTATACACCTGCTATGACTTGATTTGTAGAATCGTCACCGACTCCGTCATTTCCTCCATCATTCTGGGCATCGTAGGCTGTTATAGAACTAATATATGGCGTTACATAGGCAAAATTTACTTTGTCAGGAGGAGATGTAGCGTCACTCAATACAGAAGGTCGTGTTTGATTGTCTGCAAATGTCACTTCTGCTTTTATTCTATAGTCTTTATTGTTAACAAGACTACCGGTAGTAACATCGGTGAATAATATAGGATAAGAATAGTTACTATCAGCTGAGCTATTTACAAACGAATATGATTTGGTGCTTGCTGCAGCATTTGTGGTACTAACACTATGGTCATAAAAATAAAACTTGATGGCATTGGGAACATAAAGTTCGTATGCTTGCTTTTTAACCTCGATATCTAGTATTTTTTTAACAGAAGGATCATCAATAGTATACAAAGGGTTAATAGTATTGCTGAGAATCTCCGGAGAAACCTCAGCAAAATTTACTCTGTCAGGAGAAGATGTAGCGTCACTCAATACAGAAAGTCGTTGTTCGGCATCTCCGTTATGTTTTACAAGTTGTACTTCTGCTCTTATTCTATAATCTTTATTGTTAACGAGAGTGCCAGTAATTTCGGAAAACAATATAGGATAAGTATTGGAACTGGAATTCGTGCCATTATTTACAAACTGATAGGAACTAGTGCTTGCTACAGAAGTTGCGAGGTTTGATTCATCATAAAAATAAAATTTGATTCCACTTACGCTACTGGGAGCGCTACTGGGAGCGCTACCGGGAGCATAAAGTTCGTATCTTGCATTATCAACATTGATAGTTAATATTGTATTATCGGTACTAGTATACAAAGGGTAAATAGTTCTGTTGGAAATCACGGGAACCTTTTTAACAAAATTTATAGTAGAAGATTTATCTGATAATCTAAATTGTGTAGCTGTAGGAAGAGACGAATAACCTTCATATCTTACTACAGCTTTAACATAGTAACTTGTATCATTTAAAAGTCCAACACCACTAATAATAGGAATGTCGCTTAACTTTAATAGATATATATTATTACTACTCGCTGTAATTCCAGTAACAGGATTCGCCGCGGGATCACCACCTGCTCTAGCCACAAGAGTATCGTTGCTATTATAGAATTCAAACCAAAGTTTGCTTGGTGGATTAGTACTTCCAGAAGCGCTTAATGCTCCCATGGTGATTTTTATTACATCTTCACTTGCTTCCTTATATGATAGTGGAAGTATTTCTACACTTGTTATTGTAGGACGTCCATAAATATAAAGATTCTTAGTGGACCTTCTAAATGTTGTATATCCAAGAACCCATGAAGCGGTTGCTTGAACTTTATAAACTTTACCCAATGTTAATTGAACATTTGGAATATCGTAAAGTCCGCCTGGGTTATAAGGTAAGTCATAAGAAAAATATTCATTAGGTTCAGTACCATCATTCGTGTGTTCTGCTTCTTGGAATTCAAAAGAAATATTTGTTGGCGATGTTCCATCCGAATTAACTAACACGAGATTTGAAATTTTTAATATATCTCCATACGATACATTATCATCAAATGTAAAATCTGAAAGGGTTACTGATGGATCATGATATGTAAATAACTGACTATGCTCCAATTTGTATACAACGGGGGTGCTAGGAGTGAGATCTTTTACCTCAATACAATGTTTAATCTCGTATTGTGTGCCATTTGAAAAATTATATTCTAGGTAATTGGGCCTTGGAGTAGATGAAAATATAATAAAATCATCAATATTTTTATTTAAATCACCGGAATTATTTAACTGATGGAGTAAATTAATTTGTTTAACTACAGAACTACTTACAAGCGTATCGATATAAATATTATAACTAGTAACTTTTAAATTATTCGTAGAGCCTAATTCGATATTTACAGAAAAATATAATTGATTTTTATAATCATAAAAATCTCCTTTTGCGAGAAAATCAGGAGGTAGGGGACCACTATTTACCTTTTTAAAAAGGTTATTAACTACTTGTTCAACTGCTTGAGCCATTTTTATTATAATATTTAATAATATTTTATTTTTTTGTTTTAAATAAAATAATATATAGTTCACTAAACTCTAGAATAAACCAAATATAATAAAATAACTTATTTATTTTATTTCATTAGTTATTATTTATTTTTGATAACATAACATTAAAACCTTTTTTGGGTAATTTGTTATTGCTAGATGTAATAGGGGCAGGAGCAGGAGCAGGAGCAGGAGCAGGAGCAGGAGCAGGAGCAGGGGCAGGAGCAGGAGCAGGGGCAGGAGCAGGAGCAGGGGCGGGGGCAGGAGCAGGAGCAGGAGCAGGGGCGGGGGCAGGAGCAGGAGCAGGAGCAGGAGCAGGAGCAGGAGCAACGACTACCGAATTTGGTGTAAAAGTATTTTTCTGCGCTAACATATTCATAATTCTTCTTTGATTAATTAAAATAGAATTATACATATCTTCTCTCATTTTTAAACTTGATTTTTTTACATGACCTAGATTAAAATCCATTGTAATTTTATATATTATATATAATAAAAAAATAATACAGAATACTATTTTTATACTATTTCTAAATAAAATAAAAATATTTAATCAATAATAATACAAACGCATAATAATATTTTATAAAACGAATATAAAACGAATATAAAACGAATATAAAAATAATTATATATAACATATAAGTCAAAAGAATGATATACGCATTTGTTCAAATGTTTGATAAAAAGGTTCTAAATCTGCTAGAGTCAAAATATAAGGATAAGGATAAAGATAAGGATAAAGATAAGGATAAGGATAAGAATACAAAAAAAATGAACTAAATATCCTATATAGCCTATATAACTCACATATTATCGCGAATCCAGTTTGCAGCCTGGTTTTTCGCTGTTTCGCTATAGTAATACGTTAAATGTTCGCGCAAGTTTTTGTCGGTTTCTCTAGCAAGTCGTTCATCAGATAAATCCTGATTTCTGCCCATTTCGCGTTCCCATGCATCTCTAAACCCGCGAAGACTACGTATCATTTCATTCCGCGACATTTTAGTCAACGCTTTTGGTGCCGGTTTCCACATGCCTTTATAATCTGTAATAAGATTTACTTTCTGTTGTTCAATCATTTTCTTTGCTTTTCTTTTATCTTTACTAGGGAGTAAATTCACAATTTTTTCTAAATCTTGTGTAGATAATCCGCTGCCTCGAATCTTATATATTCGTAGCGCGAGATCACCCTTTGATGCCCCAGAAGTTAAAACTTTATTCTTTTTCCCTATTTTTACCAATTCAGCAGTCGAAATACCGACGTTTTTAGATGATAGACTATTTTTTTGTATATCCTTATCATCCACACGTTTACTCTTTTTAATTGTTATCGAATGCGTGTTCGGTATCTTTTGCCAACGATACACGCCGGAAGAAGTTGCAGTAATTTTCCACATATTTCCATCGTTCCCCTTTTTAACATTTCCAATACTAAATTTTGTAGCGCTTTCAGTTGGACCTTTTCGAATCTTTGCTGTTTTTGGCATCGAATTTAGGGGTTCTATTCTATTCTATTCTATTCTATTCTATTCTATTCTATTCTATTCTATATTTATATTTATAAAATATTTACGTAACCCCCTTTTATATGTATAATAATCTGGGTCATCGGTATACGTAACGCTTCCTAAATAAACAATATTTTCATAAAATTGCGCGACATCTTTTAACGACGGCGCCACTGAAGGATGCAACGCCACACTATCATGGATAGACTTAAGCACTACATACGCATTCTCGTGATTCTTTGTAAATTGTGATTCGTATAACGATACAGACAAGTAGTTCATCATATGTGTCATGACTACAACAATTTCATGACAGCCTATTTGCTTAATAGTAGTAGTAGTATCTTGTATAATTTGAGTATTATGTATATTTTGCATATCTTTACATGTAATATGACATATTATTTAATATATAATATATCATATTAGCAATAATATGTCCAAGCGATCCACATCATACGAATGAATTCTTTATAATCATGCATAGATGGAAATAATAAATGTAAATGTGTGAATTATATGATATGATATGATATGATATGATATAATAATATAAAAGATACAATATTATATTATATCAAATAATTAAACACGTGATCATAAATACATCATCGCTAAAATTATAAATTAAAACCTAAATCCACCGCTAATACCAATGCTATTGGAACCCTGACCATTCCACCCGGCATCGCGCCCGACATGAATCGCACCATAGCGTTGGTTGTTTCCGTAGCCAATGTGCCCTTGGGCACCCCAACCATTGTTGCTGGCATTGCCAGCTCCACCAGTAAACACACCGGGAGTAGTCCGCGAGGGAAAGTTGTTCGTCAAGTTGAGAGAAGACATTCAAAGAGTTCGAAGGGTTAAAAGAGGGTTTCAAAGATTTTTATAATATAATATAAGAAAATATTCTCAAGTATCTTCCGCAAACAACAACAATCGCGCTGCTTTAAGTAGTTTTACTCTTATAATATATATTCCCTAAAACTACTTAAAGACAATCATCTATATGTATATGTGAAGGAGTAGTTGGCAATAAGCGGTCTCATTCACACCAACCATATTTTACCGACATGGCGCAGAGGCAGCGCGCGGGGCTCATAACTCCGAGGACACTCGATCGAAACGGGTTGTCGGTATCATCATCAAATCGCACCGGTGCATCAAGGCACTTAGAGCACCATTCAAGAACACCCAAGACCATAAAACACATACCGGTGTGGCGCAGAGGAAGCGCGCTGTTAAAACTCCGTCTTCTACACTTATACCACTTGTGGTACGATTTGAGGATGGTTATGGATTACACCCCAGAGGACGTAGGATCGAAACCTACCGCCGGTAACATTTCAATTTGGTTGCTTTACAGAAGCAGCACCTCGTGTATCGACATATACACATTTTTCACCGGCATGGCGCAGAGGTTAGCGCGCGGGGCTCATAACTCCGAGGTCACTCGATCGAAACGGGTTGCCGGTATTATTTCACTTCAGTCGTTTTACAGAAGCGACCCAATATAACCCCTATAGCTCAGCTGGAAGAGCATCATAGACGCGGGTAAACCGCTGGTGGTCACAAGATCGAAACTTGTTGGGGGTATTTTACAATTTATTGGTTTTACTGGTGCGGAGTAGTGGAAGCTCGCGGTGGTCACTCCAGCCGAGACATAGGATCAAAGCCTATCGCCAGTATTGTCAAGCTGGACGCTATAAACGCAGCAACCCAATCATTTCATTTAACACCGGCATGGCGCAGCGGCAGCGCGCGGGGCTCATAACTCCGAGGTCACTCGATCGAAACGGGTTGCCGGTATTTTCATCAATTCGCATCGGTGTATCAAGACACTAGCGCAGTCGGGCTCAGAGACTATAAACAGAGTGGGTGTGGGCTCATCGAAAGTATTCAACCAATTCTAAGCACATCTGATTTAAAACATTCATTTATCTAGTAACTCATGTTCACATAGTGTGAGGTCATGCTCAAGTGTGTGTAATCATCTTTCAAAAAGAAGTAAGGGCATTTAGTTTCTTTTATGGATGAGGGTGATTATCGCGGATTCACTTTTTCAATGCGTCTTCGCTGGATTAATAATAAAAACAAAACAAACCAAAAATGAGGATTCTTTTTCTGACGCATTGAACTATAATCACATACTAAAAGAGTATATGAAGAGAAGAGAAGATTAAATGAAAAATAATGAAAATTATATTCAGATAGAATTGGTTGTGTATGGATGAGATAGTTGTATGCGAGAGTGGGGCATACAACACCTTACTCCAATGATATATTTTGACTATTTCTTGGTACGTCATCTATGGGTTATCATAATTATTAAAAAAAACCTACCCATAGATACATTTTTACCATGAAAAGGTCCGCCATCTTTGGGTTATCCTATTATAAGAAAATATTGAACTCCCTTGGCGAAGGATAGTGGAGGGTTTCAATCAGGCGACACTATCCGCAACAACAACAAACCACCTCCTCGGCGGACGTAACCCCTATTTGGTGCTTCTTTGACAGAAATGTCCGATAACTGAATGGTTTTCTTTACTCATTATTAAGACGGCGCTGGATCGAAACCAGCGGGTGGTAACTACTAACACTTGTGTTTTCTTTTTCCTTTTTTAAACAGGTCTCACCTTTCACACTTTCACACTCATCTCATTGCCAACACACAGCGATCTAAAAAAATCGAGCATTATTAGTTTGAAAAAAATGTTGGTAGCAACGCGACGCACAACATCACCATCATTACCGGTAGTGATGTTATTCACTCACACTTTATCTTATGCACTTGTAAACATTTAACTTTAAACCTTTTAATCCTATAATAAAAACAAAAACCAAATAAAAATCGAAAAGTAAAAATCTATAAAAATGACACGGAATATGGTGTGGTTCTAAGGCTCTTTTAGCTCAGTCGGTAGAGCACGGGTCTTATGAGCCCGGGGTCGCGGGTTCGAGCCCCGCAAGGAGCAATATTTTTTTCATGTTTCGCGCGAATCGGTTAGTGGTCAATGCCACGTCGTTTAAGCCGACGTCCTTCGGGTTCGCAGGTTCGAATCCTGCTTCGCGCAAATTTAATATTCACATTAATAATAACTTTCGGGTTATTATTAATTTTTATTCCAACACGTAACCCTATTATGTAGTAAATTAATCAAGCATATTTCCATATAAACCCTCCACCTGTTTTGGTATTATCTTTTAGGTGAACCAATAATGATGATTTTGGAACAGATGTTTTTCTAGATGCTTCACTTACACTAATATATTCATTTAATAAATTATTATTCATATCATATTGTTTAATCTTTTTTCCTAATTTATTATCTCTTTTAACATTTGTATTATCAAAAGTTTTTACATTATTTGCATGATATTTTTTCAAACTTTCACTAATTTTATTTTTAACTTCTTCGCTATGTTTACTATTTTTATGATTACCACTTCTCATATTTTCAATTACTTTTTTCCACTTTTCCGAATTTAAAATACCATTTTTTATCTTCTCTCTTACTTCAGGATTACTCATAACTATTTTATTTCTTTCCGACATTTGTTCTTTCAATTCGGGATTATCGATAAATTTTTGTTTTAATTTATTTTTAATAATATTTTTAACTTCTTCGGTATGTGTTTTTCCTTGAAACCCACCACCCTCACCACCATTTGTTAAATTATAACCATTGGGAGCAACACTATTATACTTTTTTATATACTCTATTTCATATTTAAATCTTTCATCATCAAAGCAAATAATCAATACACTAAATTCAAAATTATCAATACCATATTTTTTAACAGCATCTCTCAAAGCAGGACAGCCTTTATTTATTTCTATTTTTTGCTTATGTTGATTCCATCTCCAAACAACATCCTTGCATTTTGTTTCACCAATGTAACATTTTTTTGTAATTTTATTGAGTATACGATATATATACGCCATCGCAAGGATATGTTATAAATATAAAACAAACATATTATATCAATTTTATTATTATCTAATATAACCACATTCATGGATAAACCCTTTCACTTACTATCTCAGGATGCGCAGGTTCAAACCCTGCTTCGCGCATATCTTTATATTAATAATAACCCGAAAGTTATTATTAATTTTCATTCCAACATTACTCATATTCTAACCATATACTTTCATACCAGGTATAATATTTCTTGCTGCAAACCATCCTTCATTGACTTCGAGAACATAATTAATATCGAATGTGCTTTCTATTATAGTTTCATCATTTGCAGCCATATGAAATATTTCTAAAATTGTTCCAGAACAATCGATAAATGCAATGTCTAATGGAATTGGGGTGTTTTTAGTCCAAAACGCTGCCTTGAATGGTATATTATAAATAAACAGCATACCATCATTTGGTGGAAGATAAGCTCGTCCCATTAATCCCAAACTTCCACTTCCAAGCTGATCAGTTACCTCTGCATTTATGTTATATACATTACCTTCATTAATGATTGTCAAAGGAAAGATTTTCAAGTTGTTGTCATTTACCGCGCACGATATTAGTGGAACGGGTGCTCGCGCACCCTGAATCGCCTTAAATGGAGTTGCATGCCGATTTAAATAACGACGTGTTGAAATATTGAGTGCTCCAACACCAGAACCCGGGACATACTTATTGAAATTGTAAATGCTTTTGTCTGTAAATATTAGTCGACGAATCCCTCCAGCCATTTATATAGTATATATAATATTTTTAAGTTTCATTTTATGATCGATAAATATAGTATAAATAAGACAAATGGCGTCAGCTTCATCGGCTTCTCCGCCACCTCAAAGTGATATTTCGAGAATAGCCCGGAACACATTTATTTTTTGACGATGATGCTCGATATATTATAGACGTGCACGACGACGACGACGAGACTTGCGCGCTTTGCATGCTTTACAAGACTTGCGAACTTTTCTAGATTTGCATTTTTCTTGTAATATATATTTAATTTTATTGATATATTCCTGGAAATTAATAATATATTTTTTATTGTAGTTACAATACAATCCAACGCTTGGTCGATTATCTTTAAATGATATAGTTTTACAACAATAAACAGGTATCTTTTTAATATATGTATATGCTTTTAATAATAAATCATCATTTTTTAGAAATTCTTTTTCTAGTTTATTAAATTTAAAATTTATAAATTTACTATCGAACATAGATGAATGATATAGAATACCGCCCACGCCTTCAGGTAATAATTCTAATTTAAATTCGCCATTTTTAGCATATGAAAAATCAGTAATAATTTTATTATCATTCATACAATCACGTCTACAGCTGGATGCAACTATGCATTTGCGTGAATTATATATTTTTACAAATGTAGATATTATATTTTTATCGTAAATACAATCATCGTCTACACTAATAATTATATTATTAGTAAATTGTTTTAATGTAGGTATTATTTTACGAAGTGGTCCATAGTTTTCTACAATATTAATTATTATTTTTGGATACAACTCGTGTAAACATTTGATATCGGCATCTGTAAAACCCTTATCAAGAAATTTTGGTTCTTTTGAAATGTTTAATACGATAACATAATTATCATAATTTAAATCTATTAATCGGTCAAGTGTTCTCTGTAATAGTAATTTATTGTATCTGTCTTTAATGGAAGTTAATGATATAACAACTTGATTATTTGCCATATATACATATATATTATTATTATTAATTTTCATTCCAACATTTAACCCAAACCAAAACTAAATTCACCGACGTGCACGACGACGACGAGACTTGCGCAACCGCTTAGTAACTTTTTTATTTTTGCGACAAATATTGGAACGCTTACTTGTGCGACGACGTCTTAATGAACGTTTATTTTTCCTATATTTATATCCGCCGCCTTGGGCAGGCGGGGTGACAGACGGGGTGACATTGGTAACAAGCACGTATCCAGATGCGATTGGTCCAGTCACAATTTCACCCTTTAGATTAACAGACTCTTTGTTTTTTTGGGTATAAATAATTATACGCGACGGAATTTTATCATTACGTTGTTGAGAAGCATCCTCATTTTGTAAGTAAACATTCTCATTCAGTTTCAGTTTAACATCATTTGTTTCAGTTAAAGCCAGATTAATCATATTATTACCAACACTTTCAACCCTAGCTTTATAGAATACATGATATTCATAGTATTTACTCCGAGTTACATTTGTAATAGTAAGAGTATCTCCTACCTGAATTTGTTCCCCATTAATAGAAAAATCATCGGCAATAAATTGTTTTTCTGAATCGTCAACAAATTTAGCCTCTTCCATATAATCTTTACATTCTTTTGAATCTTTTCCTTGCTCACTGAAAACGCAATGTTTACATAATTTACAAACTATGTCAGGACCATATGGATTTTGATTTGGACGTGTATATTGATACATTAAACAATCGTAACATATTACTTTTCCACAATTTCTACAATGGTGTCTACGATTAAAGAATGTAAACTCTTTGTTACATAATTCGCAACTTGGATGGGCATCATCTTTATGCCAGTCGTCTGTATCATCGGGGGTTAACGACCTATAAGTAAGAATCTTATCAGGAATTGTAATATGACGTGTTGTATTCATTAATATATATATACTACATATATATAAAATATTTATACATTTTTAAAATTAACTACGCCGGAAATAACACTTTCACTTGTGCAGGAACGCCCTTTTCAATAAGGTCTGTAGGCATAGGCCCCATAGATTTAAAATACTTCTTGTAGTTTTTGATAACATATTCTACCGATTTATCTCCCGCTTTCGGATACAAAAACACTTCATACGCATCCTGCGATAGATTGGACGAAAGAACTGCGACGATATTCGGATCATCATCAAACGTATTGAATATTTTTAGCGCCGCCACTTTGCCCGTAGGCATCGTGAATATTTTATGCCCACCCGTTTTTTGTATCAATACGACTTTTTCGCCGGAGGCTAAACTTCGCCAAAATTTTTCCAATGGTTTATTCTTGCCCCAAATATTCTCCCCATACGCATCGCCTGTTCCAAGTTCAACTATGCGACCTACACGGCGTGTCTTTGTCTTTGCCTTCGCCCCTTGCACCTTCTGCCATCGTTGCACTCCTCTCGCATTTGTTACGATAGTCCACCTATTCCCATCGTTGCCTTTTTTAATCGTCCCTTTTTTAAATAATGTAGCACTTTGTGATGGTGCTTTACGTGTTGTAGACATGTATGTGTGTATATATATATATTTACTTTATATTATTTGGTTACTTATAAAATTATTATTTTTAATTATTTTATGAATGAATAATATAATATAGTATGACATTTAAAGACTCGACACAATGCTATAGTTTTAAAAAAATAAAATATAACACGGGACTACTAGATGGTGCAGTAGATGCAACATATATTATTCATCTTGAAGGAAATGGACGCTATGATCGTATAATGAAACAACTAGAAAGGTACCATCCAACAAAAGAAGTATATATTGTTTTTAATAAAGGCTATAAGAAATGTAAAAAAGATGAACACGTCAAGCTTCCCGCACATGACTTAATAGACACATTTCTACATGTATTTAAACATGCAAAAAATCAAAACTACGATAATATACTAATTTTAGAGGATGACTTTATATTTACTGAAAAAATTAAAAAAACTTCTACACAACAGGATATTTGCACATTTTTAAATGAACATAAAAATGAAGACTACCAGTATTTCTTAGGTTGTTTACCACTTTTACAACTTCCATGCACTCTAGATAGTAAACATTATATAAATATTGGTTCATTAGGAACGCATGCAGTTATTTACACCAAACAAAATAGAGAAAGGTTACTAAAAGTAAATCAAAAAGATATAACTGATTGGGACTATTATAGTTTCACACACTCAAGACGATACGTGTATTGTGAGCCTCTATGTTATCAACTATTTCCTGATACAGAAAACTCGAAAAACTGGCATAAGGGTAATTATATTTTACATATAATTGCATTACTAACAAAAAAAGGTTTTAACTTTATACAATTAGATACACAGATAGAACCTGGTTATTCAATTTTTTATATATTTTCAAAAATATTCGCATTTATTTTATTGTTTTTAATTTTAGTTATTGTTTATAAAATAATAAATAGACTGATAATAAAAAATAAATTTAAACCAAAAACAAACTTAAAGAAAAAAATATAAATAATATTGGGGTGAGAGTCCTAGTCCAAAGCTAGAGCGAATATAGTAGTATTTTGTAAAATAATTTGTTTGTATAAATATATCAATATATCAATGTCATCATTTGTAAAACAATTAGAAAGTCTTAATATAACACCAGCGCAATATATGAAACAAGCAAAACAACGAGCCAAAAATGCGGGTCTAAATCCAAGCAAGCTAAAATTTTCTGATAAACGTGACAAAAAGCTGGACTATGACGGAGTGCACTTTGGAGCGTATGGATATAAAGACTATATTATTTATAGCATTCAGGAAAAGCGAGGGGATGTAGAAAAGGGAACTGCAAGGGAAAAACGAAATAGATATCAGATATCACATCAAGCAATAAAAGGAAATTGGAAAAATAAACTCAGTCCCAATGCACTGAGTCTTAAAATAAATTGGTAAAAATTTAAATACACTCAGTGCTCGATTCTCAATGCTTCTATAGTGTAGTGGTTAGCACATTGGACTTTGAATCCAATAACACCAGTTCGAATCTGGTTAGAAGCATGTTGTTGTTGTTGTTGCAATGCGTAAAAAAACAAAAAAAGTAATATATGAAGATAGTATATTACGCCCCTGTAGCGCAGTTGGATAGCGCATGGGACTTCTAATCCCAGGGTCGAGGGTTCAAGTCCCTCCAGGGGTGTTTTTAAGCTTCTCTAGCTCAGTTGGTAGAGCGTGTGGCTGTTAACCACAAGGTCATCGGTTCGAGCCCGGTGGGGAGCGTTATTATTTTGTTACTATTTAGAAAAATAGTAATAAAAATGCAATAAAAAGTGTTAGAACATATACAGAACGCAGCGCGCACTTACTTACCTGATATTATTTCACACCAGCAGGACCCCTATTTAGGCAGGAATAGTAACCGATTCCTGCTTTCTTTTGAGCGAACTTTCGCGCGCAACTGCTGCTGCATTTCCGCGATGATTTTCGGCAGCTGCAGCAGCGACTTTCTTCGCAGAAGGTGCACGGCGGCTCACTTCAACCTGGTGACACAAGGCATGCAACTGGAATCGGGCATCGACGAGAGGAGACGATTGAATGGGAGCTGAAGATGACGAGGTTGACGGCGTCGATGCTGGCTTGTTTGCGACGGCGGCTGCACGTTGAGCCCAGGTGAGCGGCTTGGCAGGTTCGACTGCGGGAGGCGGGCCAGACAACACAGAACGTTCCTTGGGAACCGGTTTGGGAACACCGGCAGGCGTATTTCGGACTTCTTCTTGTTCGCGCTCATACTCGGAATCATCGCCGGAGTCAACCGCGAGAACACAAAACGAATTGCGAGCAAGAGGAGCAACAACTGCGGCAGCTGCAGGAGCAACAGGAACCGATGTAGAAGCAGCAGACAACTTTGCACCGGCGGCACCCCCAACAACCTTCCACGCTTTCACGTCACTCGAATTGGCGCGCCGAGCTTCACGTTCGCGTTCCTTGCGCTCTCTTTCAAGGCGCGCTTCTTCAGGGCAGTAGCTTGAAGTGTGTCCGAAAACACCACACTCCAAACACTTCTGTGCGAGAAGCGTAGGACATACGACTTTTCCGCCAGGACCGGGTTGGTTCTTCACAAAGTGGTCGGTGTAATCAGCAACGGGTAGACCAGCATCGTAGCAGACCTTGCAGAAAGGCTTATCAGCGGGACCAACCCATCCATCGGGGAATCTGCGTTGACCGGCGGGGACAGGAACACTGGAAGAAGTCTTGTAATTCGTATTGGGACCACCGCGCAACAGCGTGAGAGAACGTTCCCCACTATTGTTGATACTGATAGTCACCTGAGAACCTGGGATTCCGTAGGTGTAGGAAGCAGTAGATTCAGACTTAGAAGAGGACGACATTTGACAGACTGACAGACGAATTTGATGTTTTGATTTCACTGCATTCTATTTTATGTCGAATTTTCACTTCAATTTTCCAGCCATTTAAAAAACTAGCGAAAATCGAAAATCGAAAATCGAAATACTAGTCAATATTTATAAGAGTTGTATAAACTAATAAGTATAAGAATGAAAACAAAAATAATGATACAAATAGCCGAGCACGTTGTGTTGTAGGAACCATATCACCAAACCCTGCAGTTGTTAATGTCGTCATTGAAAAATAAAAATGGTCTGTAAATGTTTTAGCGTTTGATATTTCGCCATAGAGAAAAAAGTATGTTACTAATGAAAATGAAATAATAACGGCAAATAGTAACATAACACTTTTGATGTGTCGTATATGAAGTTTATGAATCATCGTTATATAATGCAATAATCTAATAACCTAATATTATTAATTATACTATATTCTTATAAAATATTATTAATTTTTATATTTTGTAGGTGTATTATAAAACAATGAAAAATATTACAAGAAAAATAAAAGTAAATAGAAATTTTATATCTAAATCAAAAACTAAATACAGCGAGAATGAAATTGTCTTAAAGTTCATTGAAATATTAAACATTGTTAAAATTTATCACTGGAAAACGTTTAGTTATCCCGAACATAAAGCCACCGACGAATTATACGAAAGCTTGAATGGACGTATAGATGAATTTATCGAAACAATGTTGGGCAAAACAGGCAAACGTTTCAACCTTACATCTACGAAACATATTCCTTTTTATGACTATACAAATGTAGCAAAATTCAAGCAGTGTATTGAAATATTTAAGAAATATCTTGTTAACATGTCAAGTGCGCCATATTTTAAAAATCCCGAAAATAGCGATTTGCTCAATATTCGCGACGAAATATTAGGAGATTTTAATAAGTTTACCTACTTGCTTACTTTTCATTAAAAAAACTCAACTGCCAGAAAATTGAATTTGTAAATACTCCCAAAATGGAATACAGAGTAGAATATATTTTAGAGCAATAGATATAGACAAACCTGCACCCAATCATGCAACCAAACATGCAAAAAGTTCCAGCAATTCTTCGCAATACGCGAATCAACGTTCAACCTGATTCGCGTATTGTTTCCGCCCCCGCCCCACTGGAACTAGGTAAGTATGTTCAACGTTTTCACGACTTTCTAACACACGCAGGATTACAACATAAAGACTACCAGACCCAAGGTATTCAATTCTGTCTTCGAAATGAAATGAAAAGAGGAGGAGCCGCAAGCGATGCATTAGTGCTGGGCGGAATCGTCGCGGATGAAATGGGACTCGGCAAGACAATCATGATGATTGGTCTAACAATTTCGAATTTCAAGAAACGCACGCTTATTGTGCTGCCAGTCGCGCTTGTCAAACAATGGGAGCAACAAATCCTGAAAACCGCCGGACACCATGCGCTCGTATACTATGGCGCGGAAAAGCGCAAAATAACTCCTGAAATGTTGGCAGAAGCACCCATCGTCATTACAACATACGGGCACATGATTCGTCGTCCTAATTCTCATCGCCTACACCCCCTCTACGCTCTCAAATGGGACCGCGTCATTTTCGACGAAGCGCATCACGTGCGCGGCCGCAATACCCAAATCTTCAAAAGTGTGGAAACGCTGAGCGCCAACATCCGTTGGTTTGTGACAGGCACGCCAATTCAAAATTCGATTCACGACCTTTATGCGTTGTGCGCGCTTCTTGGACTTCCCGCGGCATATTATACGACCAAAGACAACCTGCGCGAAATCGTGAAAACATACGTCCTCAAACGCACCAAAAAAAGCGTCGGGCTTTCATTGCCGCCTCTGACAACAAAAACCATCGTCGTGAAATGGGACTCGCAGGAAGAAATGATATTGTCGCGTAATCTTCATAGCGGAATTGGATGCTTGAATGTGCCGGCACTGGCAGACCAGGAGCGGGAGCAGGATCCCACCACAGCCTCAGCCTCCTCTTCCACCCCCGCCACCCCTGCATGGTTTCCTGAACCCTCGCCTGTAAAAATTGGCCGCATGATTCAAGCAAAGCAGTCATGCATTTATCCGCGCCTCGCATGCCGCAAATCAGTGCCTCAAATGCCGCCCGCAGAAGACGAAAATTATAGCAGCAAAATCTCGAAAGTTGTGCGAACCATTCTGTCGCGCAAAGATAATGGCAAACGTAAAATCGTGTTTTGCCACTTTCGCGGGGAAATAGACTATATTCAGGCGCGCATCGCAACTGCATTTCCGTCTCTTGTGGTGCGATACCTGGATGGGCGAACAAGCGAAAGCGAACGCCGTGTAATCCTGGCACCTGATGCGGCAATAAACGTGCTCATCCTGCAAATACAAACATGCTGCGAAGGTCTCAATCTTCAACAATTTTCGGAAGTGTATTTCGTTAGCCCGGACTGGAATCCGGCAATTGAAGACCAAGCCATCGCAAGATGCCATCGATTCGGACAAACAGAACCGGTTTCAGTATTTCGGTTTATTATGGCGCCGCTGCGTATTCGCGCAACACCCGAACTGATCGAGCAGCAGCAGCAGCACGCCCAGCAACAACCTGAAGACGCAGCATCACAGGCATCAACCGCGTCACAGCCCGACGAAGACGATGACGAGACCTTCGACGATGGATGTATCGCTATCGATACGATTGAAGCATATACTGCAAATATTCAAAACAAAAAGAGAATATTTGCAGAAGAGGTATTGAGTGTAGTGTAAGCAGCCCTTCTAGCCCTCCCACAAAAAACTCCTAATGCGAACAAAAAATAATAACTAACACTTTTTTCACTCCACGCATAGTTCAGTCGTTTGCATGTAAATGCGTTTTATTTGCACCGATATTTGCGTATTCGTCCGCAAGACGATTCCCATTCGCTTCAAATGTATCTAAATTCGTATGTGCATACACGTGCTTCACAATCAGCTCCATACTATACGCACTAATCTTGTCGCGAATCTCCATGATTTCTTGCACCATGTCCGCATTCTTCACTTCTTCGCCGCTTTTCTTTGAGACGAGATAACCCGCCTTCCTATATTTAACGCCAGTGTCTCCTAAGATTAGCTTCGAGTAAGACGAGTCCGTATAAATAACAATCTTCGTTTTTTTTAGTTTTTCATTCTCAACAGGACCATCACCCTCACCACCCACGCCATACACACCTCCTGTCGTTTTATCAATAAAGTCAAGAATATAATTTAACCCGTCGATGATTGCTTTCAATTCACCGCGGTTATTTGTTTTATTATCGCGTATCGTGCCGGCATAACGTAACTCCTCCATCAAGCCATATGCGGGTATATATATGCCGTATCCACACAACAACTTGGTTTCCCCATTCTTGCTCTTTTTGCGAATAAGTGAACCATCCGTGAACGCGTGTATAATGTGTGTATCGCTGTCGATACTATCACCGCCAGCACCTCCTTCAGCACCACCCCCAACCCCGAGTCCGAGTGTATCTACCATAGACTGGTTCGTCTTTGTGCCGAATCCGTGAATCAGAAAATGCTCCGCTTCTTCTTTCGTATCGAATTTCTTAAACACGGGATGCTTCACGCCAAATATATGCTTTTTGCATTCAGTCCAGTCGGTATATATTCCGCGCTGCTTTCCTTTATGAACTGCGTAGAAAGGCATTGTTCTGGTATAATATATAATCGTTTTTTTAAACGTTTATATGTTAGATTTATTTTTTCAATTTTATAGTGATTTTCTTTTAATCTCCTTGGTTAACTAATTCGTTATCCACACCCGGATCATCATTATTCACTGAATGTTCATCCACAACCTGATGACCCGGATTGACAATTGCCACTGGAATGTCAGCTGGAGCTGTTTGGTCTGTAATAATCTTCTCAAGTAATCTCCCGAGCGGACTATTTTTATTAGCAATTACTCTATATCTATCACCATCAGAAGAGATAACACTAGTAAATTCATACGAACCAAAGTCACCCGGCGCACCAGCCGGCATTTTTTTAATCTTATCAACCTGTTCTTTTATGATTTTTGGATATCCAACATAGTCTATCTCTGCTCTTTTTATCAATATTTCACGTCTCTTTATATAATAACTATCCACACTCTTCTTTAATGTTTTAGCATCCACGTCTGTATTATTAACATTACTTATTCCTGGAACTATAAATAATATTTTGGGATTCATACCGAGTATAGGAATTTTAGATTTTTCAGCATCGGTAAGTGGATCTTCATTACTACCATCTCTTTGAATAATTTCGTACAGATGCGTAACAAAAGGTACCCGAACTAATGCATAACACAATATAGGACTGCCACTACTCGCGTGACAAGAATATATTAATAATTGTTGCAATTTGTTTTCTTCTCTTAAAAACCTACCTCTACTTCTGTTTGTAAACATACCTAAAGCGTCGGATTTTGGTTCTATACAAACTATTTCTTCAAAATAATCACAAGGCACGCCTGCTGCTTGAAATTTGTCTTTATATTTTGCGTTAATGTAATTCTGTAATCTAAATCTATGATGATCACTCCAAGGTCCCAACTCCTTCCCAAACACCCCTCCCATCATCCGCCTTCCTCTTCCTTTTCCTTTTCGTTTTCCTAAAGTGTGTCTTCTTGTATTTTTAAATACTTTATATCTTCTTGTTTTCCCACCTTTTAAACTTCTTTTTCCTCGCCCCTCCCCCCTTCTACTTTTTCTACTTTTTCTATATTTTTTTATTTTTCGCCCCCGACTCTTTTTTACAGAATACTGCACCATAGTAAGTATATAATATTATAATATTATAATATTATGTTGTCTAAATTTACCACTCGCATTACCACAAAATAGACCTCGATAAATTATTCGCCGAGTATTTATTGCTTTTCCAGTCGCCAAGCATTCCCTTTGTCCGTGTCAAGTAGTTCTTGCGCCGTGTTTTGTATAATCCTCATACCCCATTTGCCCAAAATTCACCCACTTGTTATTTTTCGGGTCGAAAATCATATACTTCTTTGCTGGATTTCTTGCGGGGTATAGTTTCGCAGTCTTGATTCTGCCGAGATATTTATACGCCATACGTTGTGCAGTCCGCGGCGTAGAGTATAAATAAATACGCTTAGGGAATTTCTTGCTCTTTATTTTCATTGTTTTTATTTTGGTTCTGGTTTTTGACACGTGTGTATTTTTACGTGTGTTTCTGTTTCTATTACCACCCATTTTCGATCTCGATCTCGATTTCGATCTTGATTTCGACCTATGACTGGTTCTATACTTGCGTGTTTTTTTATTGGTTCCTCCTCTGCTCTCACTATCGCTCATATCACCTACTTCCGCTATACTGCGACCGGGAAAGAATGGTTGGTGTTTAGGACTCATACTAGGTGCTGCGCTACTCCCGCTACTCGAATAACCGCTTTCACTACCAGCACCAGGACGATAAGATCCACTAGTGTTACTTCCAAAAGAATCACCTCTTTTAAACTGACCAAATAAACTAGCAGCAGGTGATTGTGATCCAGAAACAGATGAAGGTGATCTAGGAACCGATGAAGATGACATAGTTGTCCTAGGTGTATCTGTTTGTCCACGAGGGGTTGATTGTTCACTCCTAACACTACCCGTAACTTCTCCAACCGCCTGTGCATCCAGTTGTTCCAATATAGGACCAAGTAACGCTTCAACCACTATCTGCATATCCCGTCTACCGCTTGTAATTGCAGTTTCTATACTTGCGAGACTAAGACAATGGACACCCCCACAAACCTCTGGTTGAACGCGCTGTAAGTAATCCCACCACCTCCACATTCCTCGTATTGCATCACAAATAGGATTATCACCTACATTTTCAAAAACTCTACCAAAGTGCTTCATAACTAAATCTTTCCTGCAGTTAAATGGTGAAATATATGCAGATACATAAGTAACACATTCGGTCATAATAACTCTAAAAAAATTATCAAAATAGTCAAAAAATTGTTGGTATCCCGCAGTTAGAGAATACTCTCCCTTTTTAGCAGCACCCATACAACCGAGTGAAAAATAGTCACACATAGTTGCCAATATAGTTGCATGCGTGGAAATACTACCTCCTGCATCAACATCACCTCCTGCATCAACATCAACCGGACCGATAGATACAACATTAAATTGAACATCTACTCCAAATGGAATAGATGGAGCTTGACCAACACCCGGACTTGCAACACATATAGTCGAAGAAACACATACAACTACTTGAATGGCGCCGAACGTAGTATAAAATACTAACCGGACTAGAAACATTTTAGTATGAACTTTTACTGGAATAGTTGCATGTCCTGCGGCAGTCTGTGGATGTACCCTTTGAGGTTCTTGTATATATCTTTCAAGGACACCAGGAGGAAATGTCGTACTTTTACGAGTTGCAGAAAATATATAAGGATTAAATGAAGGGTGTTGAAAAATACCTGAAAAGTCGCAGTTGCCAAGTTGCCCCGCTCCAAACTCTCCAGGAAGTTCAACATATTGTCCGTCACTATTTAAAAAAGCACATCTAACACCAGGATTAAGACGCGGATTAAGACGCGGATTAAGACGCGGATTAAGACGCGGATCAAAATCCCGAGGTATATTTAATGGATAACTAGGCATGTGGGTATACTCATCCAATATACTAGACATAATAAGATGCCTGTAAATTCCCGTTTCTAAGGTTCTTATTAACCTATATAGTGGGCTAACACGCGGCATAGCATCTTTAGCTATTGCTAATGCAATATTACCACCGCCGTCGCTTGATAACACAACGCCTTGCATAATAATCCATTGTTTCAAATCATTTTCATTAACACTATTAAATCGCATTCCAAGAAAACTTTTAAAACATAGTTTAATTTTGTCACGTTGTTGATGAGATAATAGTGGGAATAATACAGGTTGAAAAAATATTGCACATATATTGTTAATAGTTGTTTGCAATGCTTGAGGTAATCTTTCAAATATAATTCTAGTTTGATCGTGTTGATCTATTACCGCATTAGGTCCTCTTTTATCTTGAAGTTGCCTAATTTCATAAGCAGCAGGCTCCAAATTAACTACCATAAGACATGTTTCTTCAACATCTTGTGTCCCAAGTAGTGTTGTTCTTTTTTTGGTTAAAAATCTATGCCGTCCCATTCTATCTACCATGGTAAACTGCTGACCGGTTTCAGGTGTGCTTATAGGGGGGACAAGACGAAGAGATTTAAATTTTTTTACAAACTCCGATGGCGCTAGATGCTGAAGAAATGTGTTATATCTCATTCCTGCAAGATTACTTGAAGTTCCTGCTACAACACATCCTAGAGGCGACACTCCAGTAACTACTTCAGAACCTTGCACAAATAATGTATCGGGCCATCTTTTAAATAAGGCAAAAAAATCATTAACATCCGTTTTACGCGCATCCCTATATTTATGAAAAATAGTGGTTAAACAACAAGAAAGAGGAAAACTATCATACACATGTTGTCCTGTGTATGTTTGATTTTCTGTACGAAACTGAGTTGCAAAAAATGCTGCCTCACCAGAATAGGGAAATGACGACTCTACATCCGGAATACCCCCCTTGAGCCAAATCCTAACCGGACCATGTAGCAAACTACCAAATCTGTAACAATGGCGGTTAAAACCGACAGGCACAGGTCCCAAAGGGTTTGGATCTAGATTCACCCCCCTTCCTTCTATTAAATCATGGACCCACTGACTCTGAAGATGTCTCATCCCACCAAAAAAACATACTACATGTTGGTGATTAAGTAAAGTAGTTGGTGTAAAACCAGGACCTTGCTTATCTACAAAATGTTTTGTATAATATTTATTTATATGAACTTGTAAAAGGTCAAGAATAAATGTAGTTAATGTGTAATCTGGACCTTTCATAAATTGTCCATTACCTATTATAAGAAAAACACGATTTGCTCCTCCTTCACTAAATGATGGGTATACCCAAAAATATATACCATTTGGGTAGTATTGGGTTTTATAATTGTGTATTTTGACCATAATCAACGCGCGTCCAAGTATTGGCTCGGCGTCAAGAATAGGTCCAATAGAATATACTATTATATCATCTCCAATTATAACACTTGGAAAAGGGTCATCGAAACCCGCAGGGTCTTCTCCTCCTGCACCAGGTGCTGCTGCTGCTGCTGCTGCTGCTGCTGATACGGATGCGGGTGCTGCCAAAACGTGACGACAACTCGCCATCATATCTCGTATAGCTGGATTTGCAGTAACAAATGGAAGACCCTGTCCTTTAATTAATAATGCTGTATCCTCAAAATCCTTATCCGTTCTTAGACAGCGACACCAGTCAGCGGAAGCAGCAGCATATCTTGGTGGGTCCTCACATACCAACAATGCCCTAGCTGAAGATAATCTACCAGTAGCTGAAGGAATTCCAGTAAATATATTACCCGGTAAAGATAACGATTTTATTCCAAGTTTGTTGTATACATCATCAACCGCACCCGGTTCATCAATAGGGGTATTTAACCTAACCGCTTTAAATTTTAAAATAATAAAATCTAATATTTCGTTTTGTTCATGAGGTAAAAGTCTTTCAAAATTATCCAATACTGATATAGCATCAGGTGGAAATTGTGTTAAAATAAAGTTTGCTATTTGTTCGGGAGTATAATCTTGAAATACAGGAATACTAGCATCTACGCGCGTTTCTTTTCCACTTGCTAAAAGTTCCGCTGCTTTCATAGCTGCAACTCTTCTTCTTTTACCTTGCATTTCCATTTCTTGTCGCAATGCCATTTCTTGAGCCATTACTTCTATTTTTTCTTGTTTCTCTTCTTCTTTTATTTCTTCGACTCCTGTCATTATAACACCCATCGATGCTTCTGAAATAGTCGGCTCTCCTCTCATATCTTCTTGTTCTATTACTGGTTCTGCAAGTATTTTTTCTACTATTTCTTTTTCTTTTTCTATAAAATCTTTTTTTTCTTTAGCTTCCTCAGCATTTTCTTTTAAAAATTGTGCTTTTATTTGTTTTTGTAACAATTCTTTTTCTTGTTTGGCAGTAAGTGGTCGAACTACAGGTTCAGGTCGGATACTGGCTACACCCCTTTTAACCGCATCTGCATAACTACGTATAGCAGTAGATGCAGCAAAAGCAGGAGTAGGTGCTCTTCTCCTTGGCGACTGGCGAATACCAGAACCGGGACTATCGATAACAGGAGCAGGAGCAAGAGTGAAAGGTTGAGCAACAACAACATCAGAAACCTTTGTTGTTCTCCTTCCTTTTAATAATCTAAAAGGAGGAAGAGGATCATCAACAGGAGCAGTTGTACTGGCAGGAGCAGGAGCCACAGATTTTATTCTTTTTGATGATGGTGATGCTTGTTTAGACTTAACCGCATCTGCAAAAGAAAGAGTAAGATGAGGAGGGTTAGAAGCAGCAGCAGAAGGAAATACTGGTGGTGGTGGAAAAAATGAAGATTGAGCAGTTAATGGCGCAAAAGGAGGATGATTACTTCCAAACACAGGTGACACAGGTGACGCCGCTCTAGCAACAACCCCTTTAGTACGAGTAAGAGCTCTAGGTAACATTTACAATACTATTTATAGTTTAGTCTATCTCCGGTAGTGAATAAATACTATAAAATATAGTAAATAATAATATACTATATATTATTATTAAAATTTTATACTTTGTATTATATAACATACAAGCATACCATGGTAACAAGGAAGCAACTTGAAAGAACACAAAAAAGTTGGCGCAAAAATAACCCCACTGCGCGTGAAAGAACACTCCAGTTAAAAAAATGTGGCAAAAAATGTTTCCTCGGTTCTAAAAAGTCATTCCCCATATGTAATGCAGGAACATGCAAACCAAGTAAAGGTGGTCTTATTTCAGCATATATTCGTGCACGTGAGATGACGCGACGTGCTAGAGACAGAACCATCAAACAACATCGCGCTTCTTACTACTATATCATTGCTAAAAAAGCCAAAACACTTCTTGTTAAATTATTTAAATCGTCCAGGAAAACCCGAAAAGCCCGCCATTCTTGAACTACACACCTGTAGACCCGAACCCACCACTTCCACGCTCGGTCACGCCCAGTTCACTCTCATGTTCCACGATTCGCACAAAAAATGGCTCCAATGATGGTGCACAAATTTGAAATACGCGTGACATCGGCGGCATATGTCTTTCAAGGCAAGTTTTCAAGTCATTATTCGCCGAGTCGGTATTATCAACAACTGCCATGATTTCACCCCTATACCCGGCGTCAATAATTCCTACCGAATTTGCCATCCGAAAAGGCGTCTTTACAATACTAGACCGAGGATACAAGTAGTAACCGACAGCGGTTCGCTCCGCGGACACTGCCACCAACGCAGACATCGCGCACTTCACACTAAGAGGTGCACGAAATGTCACCGAAGAAAGCCGATTATCGGTATATCCAAACTCGTGACTGGAAACGTCATAGGGTGTGAACAAGTCGAATCCAGAGTCGGGGTATGCAGACTCTGCAACTTTTTTATTATGTGCTGCAATTTTTTCAGTATATATTTTCACAAGTTCGGCATATTTTTCATCCGCCATATTTGGATGCCGCATGATAAACATGTCGAGAGTATATTTGTGTGTCATTTTATGTGCTAGTTAACAATCGTAACGATAATAAAATATATAAAATAACTTTATATCATATTTTATATATTACATAATTAACATTTTAAACATAACTTGAAATGCGTAGTATTACTATTCCGTCACCTCCTCGTGTTCCAGAGCTAGTGCCACCGCCACCGCCGCCGCCTAAACCATTTGTTCCAGGAGTTGCAACTCCTGCAACAGACCCATTTCCACCACCACCTATACCCCCGCTTCTACTAGTCCCTCCTCCTCCTCCTGCATAATAAATATTTTGTCCTGTAATACTGCTTGGTAATCCTGGTCCCCCATTCAGCGAATTAATAATTCCATTTCCTCCGGCTCCTCCACCACTACCAGCAAGAGCACCTACAGCTCCAGGTGCCCCCGAAAAACCTTGCCCTGCTACTCCGTTTCCTCCTGGTCCAAAAGCATTGTTATTATAGTTAAATGCGCCACCTCCACCACTTCCTCCATTTAACCCATATAAACTTGTGCCGAGTATTCCTCCTCCTCCTCCTCCAAACGATATTAATGTTCCTGAACTTATTTGTAGTAATGAGTTTCCACCAGTTTCTGTGCCATTTAATAAATATCCCCCTTTGCCTACATAAATTGAATATGTAGTATCTGCATTTATTGTTCCAGAAGATTCTATAAATCCTCCTGCTCCTCCTCCTCCAGATGTAGTAGCATTATTCCCAAAACCTCCTCCTGCTCCTCCTCCTGCGATAATTAAAAATGACATAGTCATTGTTTCATTATTTGTTCTATAAGTAGCTCCCGGTGATGTAGACGTAACACGATAAATTGTAAATCCATTTTCCATTGGTTGGGGAATTATATTATTTGAAGAATCAACATACGAAATCGAATATATAGCGTTCGTTATATTTATATTTGTCAATTTTTTAGGAGTCAAACATAAAATGTCGCACTTGTTAACATCACAAGGCGGGCACTCCATATAGTCAGGCGGCATAATTCCGACCGCTTTCGCTTGTTGCCATGTCACAACATTTGTATCGCAGCCTGTATGCGACAACATGGGCGGATAATGTTGCATACAAGATGGCGTAGGCAGGTTATTCTTCTTTGCAAGTCCGCCTGTAGTAATATAAACACCCTGCGACATCATTTCACCATTTGGCGAAAAGTTCGCAACATTCTTGGTCGTGGGACGATAGAATAACTTCTTCTTCCCCCCAATGTAGATGTATCTGCCGCGCGCACATGTGCATACGTTATCAGCATTACAGCATAATGGTTTGCTAAAGTTGCAAGAACCGACTTTATTCGTAATTGCGCCAATATATTGTCCCTGGGTTTTCGTAATCCGGTATGAATTTTCGTCGTCTTTCACCCACGTATTGGGGTAAGTTCCAAACAGAATACCCTTAAACCGCTCATCAATCATCGCCGCCGTATTTTTCGTAGATTTTTTAATAATGTTCGCATCATTGGTGCAGCATTCGCCAGAGTTAAATACATACACCGGGTATGCACCACCACTACCGCCCCATCCAACGGGTGTATTGCCGCGATACCGAGTTCTGGTAACATTTGAAACCATTCTAAATTGGCCTACACTACCGATATTGCGAAGTGTCCCGTTAAGAGCGAATCCTTTATTTCCAACCCCGGAAATGGGGTCATTGCGTGGATTTCCTCCTGAGTTTGTTTTCCGTTTTAAAGTTGCTATTGACATCACAATGAATGCAGGGGCTATATATAATATTAATATTGTGTTTTTTATATAAATCAAATATACAAAAGAATTCTTTTACTATTGTTTTTGTCTAAACAACGTTTGAGGCACCAGTATAGGGGTGTATAAATAAAAGGTCCGGCGACGTCTTCATACTCAGTCTCATTATCAATTCTCTTCCGTAAAAATATAAAAATACATAATTGTGCGAGACTATAGAATCCCCACGAGTGGTGAATAATAATTGGCAATTTGTGCCCATCGCCGTGATGGAAATATTTCTTAATCATAGGTGGAATGAATGAGTTTTTTTTGTTAAATTTCAAAGGGAAATCAATAGATATATTTTCGGGTTTTCCTTTATTTCTCTCGTTTCTCTCGTTTCTCTCGTGATCTATATCTCTCTCATCTTCGGCATCCTCTGCGTATTCCATCTTGAAAATCTTTTCATCGTTCACAAATGCAAAAATAATATCATCTATTACTATAATATCTTCTAAACTAATGAAAGGAATCGCATATCCTTTATTTTTAAAAAATGTTAACTGGTTTCCTATATTTCCAATAAAATGCAATAATACATCATAACCGACACCTTTTTTATATGCTATTTTATTTAAAAAAGATTGTAATGGCTCAACCGAAAATGCGTTCAGTTCTATTTCTGTTGTAAATGGTTTTTTACTATTTGTTTTTTTAAGATGTTTGCTATGCAATATTTCTATATTTTCGTGAAGAGATTGGATGATATAATCATTTGTTGTTATGCTATATGTATTTTCTTTCAATAGTTTTATTTCGGTTTTTCCTACTCGTAAAGATGCTTCTGAATCTGAATCTGAATCCATACTATATATATAAAAATAAAAATATAAAAGAAAAAGTGTTAGAACATAAATACACGCTATACGCTCGCCTTACCTTGTGTTATTGTTAGTTATAGAGATACCGGATAGCGGCTTACTCTGTTAATCTGAGTCTTCGTTGATCTCGGTGTTGCACAGCTGTCCACGATCATGATGTTCTTCTTGTTGTGCTTCTTCTTTCTTGAGATTCTCCTGTAGGTCATGTTCGTCGCGTGTATATTTTGAAACCGCCCTGACGCCACCACCGAGGTCAATGCGGGGTCTGGGAGCATGACGCGTTACATCCCTGTCTGGTTTTTCCATCGTGCTCATGGAGCACTTCCAGAACCATGGGTCGTCGTATACAATCTTGACATCACTGCGATCGAGCAACTTCTGGCGTGTATTCTTTGCAAGTTCGCTGCGCATATTCCACTGCATGTGAACATAGATGGTGCAATATTTTTCGCCACGCGCATCAGTCTTTTGCACGACGTCGATTCGCTCAATGTGTCCGATTCGCAAGTCGCGAAGTGTTTCAAAAACTACTGCTCTTGTTGGCTTGCCGCGGATGGAAACGAAAGTGCGCGGGATGCAGATGCTGGGGTGTGTCACAGGTTCTTCGCGATGGTAGTTGACATCACGGGGAATGTATCTCTCTCTGTTTTGGTCACGCTGGTCACGCTGGTCACGCTGGTCACGCTGGTCACGCTGGTCACGCTGGTCACGCTGGTCACGCTGGTCACGCTGGTCACGCTGGTCACGCTGGTCACGCTGGTCACGCTGGTCACGCTGGTCATTGTTGATGTATCTGGCCATTTTGTTGATTTGGTTGTATTCGATGAACTGAACGAACGTATTGATTTCTTTGTTACTGCATTCTATTCATCTGAACATTTTCGTTTCAATTTTCTGTCGGGGTTAAATCAGCTTAAAACTAAAAATAGACTATTATATATAAATAAAAATTAATATATAATATTGACGCATATCATGAGTTTTTATAACTATAATACAGGTGAAAGTTGTAATAACGACGAAAAATACGATGGATTATTGCTTGGATATATACCCAGACCTTCTTCTCCAAAATTAATAAATGATGGTGTAATGGAAGAGTTATGTAAATATTTCAAACTGAATAACCTGGTGAATATGATACGTTTTGATGAGAATACAAAACCAAAACATGATGTCACCATTTCAAACACAATTATGAATACTATTATTAATAAAAAATTAGGCACAATTACATATCATTATAGTAACAGGATATCTAAAAAGGCATATCACACATATGATTATCCTGAAATTTACTATGATAAAAAATTGTATAATAATCCATCTGAATGGATTAAAGAAGAATTTATGTCATCATCTAAAATTTAATTTGCATACTTCTAACCCTATGATACAAACACGCGCATGCGGGCGCATACAATATAACATAGTAGTCATTTACCATGTTATACTTATGTAAAGTCGCGAAATATACACTATGTGCGCGAAGTTTTTATTTTATTTTTAGTTTGCATACATACTACTTACCCACTTACACTAGTGTTGCTGTCTCTTATAAAATATATAGAACTTGGTATTTTATTATGTGCGGCGAAATAAAAAGACTTGCTGTAAAGAGACAAATAATATTATCAAAATTTCTTTATATTTGTTTTCGTGGTAATATTATATTATTTGTTATATAATTATGTATAGTTGAGTTTATATATATAAAATGGTTTAAAACTATAATGTTATACTATTGTATATCACCACACTGCATAGTATAGTATAGTATATTTTTATATTACTTTTTAGTTTTATTTTGTTTTTGTATCTATGTCAAAAAAGAGTAAGACTATTGAAATAAATGATATAATCGAATCATCTTATACGGAACCGGATTATAGTTATGATAATAATTTTAATGATCACATAGATAATCGTCAACATAGAAATACAAATCATAGTTCTATTGGTAATAGCATTGGCAACCCATTTTCAAAAACAAGCACTACGAATCCACCAGTTCCTGCATTCGCATCTACAACACCCTCTCAAATAAATACTTCTAATATATTCATGAAGTATACAGGCGGTGTCAAGACGAATATAGAAAATGGCGAAAAATCTGTTGCGATCACCACCATTCCTGAAATAAAAAATACAGAAGACGAATTCCCTTCACTTGGTGGAAGCAAAAAGCTTATAGTATTACCACATGTGCCAATGAATTTTAAAAAAATAGTTGAAACCAAAAAACCGGTTGAACTGCAACCGCAAGTAGTTCAGGCAAAACCTAATACAAAGTCAAATTCAGATGATTACTATAAACGTTTCAACGTATATGAACAGGTAAAGTATTATAGTGAAAAGACGGCAAGAAGTAAAATATATAGTAATAGATATTCCGATGACGAGGATGTAGAGGATGTCGATGTTGATGTTGATGTTGATGTAGATGATATGGATAATTATGATGAATAGAATATAGTAGTATCATATCCAAAGTAATTTTAGAAATTAGTTATTATTAAACTAATAATAAGTTTAATAATAATAATCATTATCTATATTATTAGTAATAAAAAATACAATTATACGAATATACGAATATTGCTCATATGAATATTTTAAATATTCCTGCTACTAGTGAATATAATTCAAAAGTTGACTATTCTAAAAAGTTTAAACTCAAGCGTATCAAAGATATAAATATATACCTTACGTATATCAACCGCGAAAATGAGATTGAAATTATTTCGAAGAAGAAGCTTTATATTGAAAATAAACAAAATACTATTACTCGATCCCAGATGATATATGTTATAAAAAACTTCCAGCGAAGAAATAATATACATTATAAACTTATATCTGTTATGGTTTACAATATTAACGTCACTCCCGAAACGTTATCTGACTATATCGAGAAACCTGAAGATTTCATATCTCTTTTCACATTAAGTAGAATTGATTCTTTTGAGTTGCCAAGCACAATTTCGTTATTACAGGAATTTAATGCAATGTATTTTTTATTTACTGAGGTATCACAGCCTACACCAGCACTCCCTTCTCCTCAACTCCCACCAGCCATCCCAGAATCACGAGAGAAAGGAGAGAAACCATCAGAAAATATAATTACATCACAATCAAAACCTCGTAACACAACAAAACGCATTTATATCAATGAACAAACAAATAATCGCAATATTAGACGTAACAAAAATTCTCACAATAAAACAAAACGATATGATATTATAAATATGTGAATTTATTGTAAAACCTTTTTCAAACCTATTTAAAACTATTTCATTAACATTACATATCATTGAGACAATAGTCTACTTCCGTTACGTGTAACCAGAACACAGCTCTGCTCTATTATTTCCATGCAGGTTGAACAATTACCTGCACCTGCATCCGCAACTGCAACATTGATCTCAGCACTCGATAATATGCATAAAAATTCATCCGCATCATCGTCATTACCACCCCTAAGCCGCCGGTATGGCGAAAATAACCATATCGAATATAAGGCGGTTGATTTGTCGAATGCAAATATCGCATCGCCGTCTGCTCTGCAAGAAAAGATAATGCAATTTTATTTTCAGATAGTAAGAATAAGCGATGCACACACGATTCAGGGTGTTGCAAAAGATACGCGTAATATTTTGTCCGATATTATGGGTGGTATATCAAAATATAACCACCGCAATGATGGATGCGACGAATATAAAACGTATATAGATATGGGGGTGATAATGTTTAAAATATTAGCACATACACGTGATATTGTAAGTGGTAAAGGGGAGTATATGTTATTTTATGTCATGTTGGTAGAGTGGGCAAAAGTCGATTATCAATTTTTTGATTTTATGATTCGTTCACTGGTATACGATATTGTGGATGTAGATACAACAGATACAACAGATGCATGCAGACAACCAAGGCATCCTCTCGGTTCATGGAAAGATATGAAATATTTTCTGACATACATGAAAGAAGAGCTCGTCGATTCTGTTCAGCCACAATCCCGAGTATTTCGGGACTACAAAGATATTCAACAGCAGTGCGACCTTTATTCGAAATGTGTGAATACGATTGTCATTTTAATTAACCAGCAGTTGTGCATCGACTATGAGATATATAGGGAGTCGCGTCCTGTCTCTATTTCGCTTGTTGCAAAATGGATTCCGCGAGAAAAGTCAAAGAAGTTTGGGTGGCTATATTACTATCTAACAATGAATTATTTCCAGCATGAAATTCCGTCTGACCAGATGCATCCATCCTATGAACGTGCAGTAAATCGCGCATTTATGAATTATCGCAAGATGATTTCCGCTCTGAATAAACAACTAGACACAACTCAGGTGAAAATGTGTAATAAAACCTGGAGCGAGATTGATTTTAACAATGTGACAAGTGTTACCATACATAAACAATCCAAATCTTTCCTAAACGTGAAGCAAAATGGAAAAACACCGCGTTACCCACATGACGCAGATCGTGAAGGTTGTAAATACAACTATGAAGAATATTTGTGTCACGTGAAAGAAGGCAAACGTCGACTAAAAGGGACGCGTGTTTCAGTTGTGGATTTTGTAAAGTCGGCACTTGCGAATAAACATTTACTAGTATCGGCATCTAAACAAGAAACACCGGATGCGTCGGCGTCTTCTTCACCAATCATCGATGCCATAGATGAGCAATGGAAAGATAGTTATGGTGCTGCATCGTCGGCATCATCATCCTGTAGTTTAGGTAATATGATCGCAATGTGTGATGTGTCGGGTTCAATGGACTCCGAAAATAGTAACCCCCTTTGTGCGGCGATTGGGTTGAGTATTCGCGTAGCAGAAAAGTCGGCGCTTGGACCGCGTATTATGACATTCTCAGAAAGACCGCAATGGATTCAACTAGGTATACCAGGCGAATCGGATACATTTGTAAAACAAGTAGTTAAAGTCCGAGGATCAAATTGGGGAATGACGACGAACTTCTACTATGCACTTGACTTGATTCGTCAGGTGATTGAGGATACAAAAATGCCGCGTGATGTTGTTGAGAAACTAACACTTGTTATATTTTCGGATATGCAAATGTGTGACGCATCACCTGAAATCAAAAATATCGATAAGAAGAATACATTGTTTGAAAATATAAAAGAAATGTTTGCAAAAATGGGAGAGCGAATGTATGGTAATGCAGAAGCAGAATTACAATCACCGCTTAAACCGCCACATATTATTCTTTGGAATTTACGAAAAACAACCGGTTTCCCTTCTCTTTCTACGGATGAAAACGTATCCATGATGTCTGGGTTTAGCTCTGCGTTGCTAAATGTATTTTGTCATAAAGGTGTAGCCGGACTCAAGCAATATACGCCATGGACTACGCTAAATGAAACTTTGAATAATAAAAGATATTCGATCTTCGAAAATGCGTTTAAAACAATAGTTCGTAAGTAAGTAAGTGAGTGACTTTCAAATAGTAACAAAATATAATAATAAAATATTTTATTATTATATATTATATCTATTTCTAGAAGCAAAACTAATATGTTAATACAAAAACACCCCATTATGACAATTATAAATATTAGCATTTTAGCTATTATTTTGACATATGTCCAAGCAATGAAAGTAAAGTGCGGTTATTGCACGAATATTCCTGAAACCAAATATGTTACATTTTTAACATCAGTTATACTTGTCCAAGTTTTAGCAGTAGTTATTTTCCCCAATCAAATGCAAACTTTTTTCATGAATAATATGTGGCTTATTTTGGTTCTTATTATAGTAAACATTGTGAATATTGTATACCTGTATCAGTTTATTCAGAAGATGAAAGTGGTTCAGTGCGAACAATGTACAAGTGAATGGCGGCGTTCATTCCTTTACTACTATTCGTCCTTTGTGCTTATTTTATATGCTATCAATATTGTTTTATCTGTTTTGGCAGTTCTTATATTGAGTGTATCTTATAACCCACGTTCACAAATAGTTCCAAAATCGTTACTTAAAAAGGGGCGTAAGTAGCGCTACAGCATAGCCGTTATATATTTTTATTTCTAATGCCAGAAAATTGAAATAGAAATAAAAATATATAAAGATAGTAAGCAAAAGGAAACGTTACATCGATCTATAAATATGGAAGACCATCGCGACAATCGCGAACACGAACACGAAGACGAACCATTAAACTCTCAGGTTATTCCTGTTGCGATGCATTCGAATATATTGCGCATGTTGTATGAATTACGAGTGCCCCTTTATCACCTTGGAGCTGTAGGCGGTGGTGGCGGCGGCGAATATGATGATGACATGGAACAATCAGCAGTTGATGTGCTTGCGCGGTCACTATATGATGCACGCCCCGTCAAGCATGTCATTGATGTAGCAGATGGAGAAAATGACGGAAAACATGGAATCCGCGAAATGACGTACGACCCTGAAACTGCCGAAGAACTTAAAATCAATACTGCATGTGGCATATGGCAGGAAGAGTTTGAAAAGGGCGAAGCAATCAAAGTTCTGCCATGTAACCATGCTTTCCAGGCAGAGGCAATTACAAAATGGTTGACTACGGAAAAAGCCGAATGTCCTATGTGTCGGTTTAAACTAGAATCCAAGGAGGTTATTCTTCATCCTCATGAAGACGAGGGTGACATGCTTAGACGCATCGGCGACACAGATAACAACGACGACGACGACGTCGACGACGACGACGACGCGCCTCAACACCACCCCCACCTCCCGCCATTAGTTGACGAGCAGCGCGCCAGAGAAAACATCATCATGAATCGTCTGAACAATCGTATTCACAATCGCGTGCATGCCGAAGGAGCTGCGGATATTGGACGCGATGCATACTACGGATTTTCAATGCCGATGAGTCGTCTTATTCAAATGCGTTCCGGACTTGTCAATGGTTCTAGTGCTAGTGCTAGATATGGAGGTGGAGCACGTGCATCACTACACCCTCTCTCTTCACAGCCCCAGCCCTCCCAGGCTTCGCAACCTCCACCTGTCGTGACAAATATCAACAACTACTATATCAATCGAATTAATCACTATCATAGTTCGGCCGAAGAACAAGAAGAGGCAGATATCGAAGAAGCCATCCGTCGCAGTTTGAATTAGAAAAGCCGAACCAATACACGTCAAGGTTAAAGTATCTCAAATATCGTCAATATCGATTACCTTCTCATGAAAGTATTCACTCTTTTTATAGGTGTTTGTGTTTGTGTTTTTATTTTTATATTCATTTACTTGTTTATCTCGTTTCTCTCCTTTCTCCCCTTTCTCTTCCTCGTCACAACCATCGTCGCGAGCATCATCGTGAGCATCTTCATCACTATCGTTATCGCTATCGCTATCACTAATATCATAAGACTGAGAAATAATACCCTTACCAATATGTTTAACATTAGTTGTAATAACTACACTTTGTTCATTACATACATCGTGATTATCATCGTCACTTCCACTCTCATTCCCATTCCCATTCCCATTCCCATCCCCGCTCCCTTTCTTTTCCATCTTTTTAACCATTTCTTGATACTTTAGAGTATTTTGGTCAATAAATGCAACACTTGAAGCACCATGGTCATTCTCATATTTCCCAGTTATACTTTCGTCTTTAAAACTTTGAAATACGCCATGTGTTCTTCGTAATATATCTCGCTCTGATGAGTTATATACTTCGAGTAGGTCGCAATAGTTTACTTTACCATGGCCGCCGGCACCTGTATCTTCGTTTACCCACTCTCTTAATCCTACAAGAATATACGCACCACTATCAATCATATTATCTCTTTTATTTCTCCCTGTAAACTTACCACGAATAATACATCGTCTTTCTTTTCCGTCGTCACAGATTACGTCGCACGTATTGCCCAATAGTTTTTTCACGATTGCATATTTTTCACTACTTGAATGAGATAACCGCAGCTCATTTTTTCCTTTTGTTAAATGTTTTCTTGCTACTTTTTTACCTTTACAACCACCTTTCTCGTTTATCACCATTTTACTTTGCAGATACTTTGCAGATACTTTACAGAAAAATAGTAATAAAAGAATGCGTTGTTGTTACACTTTACTTTTTACTTGGATCGGTTATTTAAATATGTAACTTATGTTTTATATAGTTTCAATAATATTATTTAATCTTTAGAAATAGTCACACGTCGTCGAACCCCACTCAATCCTAATCCTCGAAAATATATTTTTTTCTTCTTATAGTATATAATAAAATGGCTATTACTTGGAGACAACATGTTAAAGCTACCATGTCGCGTATGGGAAAGGCAACTCATTTGAAAGATGCTTTGAAAGAAGCATCTAGAACTTGGTCATCTGTGAAGAAAGATGCAGGTGCAGTAGTTAGCGCAGTAGAAGGCAAGACTAAACGCAGACGCGGACGCTCTGGACGCAAAGCTGCCAAAGGCAAGAAGCAGACTCGTAGAGCTAAGTCCCGTAAAGGATCACGCAGAGGTCGCAGAGGTGGGAGAGCTTTCATTGAGTCTTATAATGCAGGAACAGGTGTTGCTGCTAACGCTGAAAACTTCACTGACCGCGGCTAAGTATATATCTTCGCACTCAATACCAATACATTCTATATCATAACATCATGACATGAAATATAATCATGTCATTATGTTCGCCCCCTACATCCATATACCTAATCAATCTATCTCGCCCAAACTAGGTGTCATTTTATCTTCTTTCATCGTTTCGGCACTTGTTCTACTTATAAATAATCCACGATTAAAATTTTCAAGTAGTTTTTTATAACTCTCCGTGGTTTCGTCTACGTTAAATATCGCGTTATATTTCCTTTTTGTTTCATCGAAACTTAATCTTTTTTCGGGATTAGGATGAAAGTTTAATAACAATACTTTTGAAAATTCTATGATTAAATTATTATGCGTGAACCCATAAATTGATATAAATTGTATAAAACACAAAAACACTAAACTAAGTGAGTAACTATCCCATGTATGAATATACTTTAGTAGTTTTTTAATCATTGCATCTCTTGTGTAACCGGTATCGCCTGTGTCTATAAGTAGTTTAGAATAGTAGGTTATCGCAGTATCCCTAAATCGTTGCACAAATGTATCCGAAAATATTTTTAATCCGATATTATTTCCCACATATTCATCGATTAAATCTATAAGCGCGTCTTTTGTCAAAACCGGATTCACCTTTACCAGGTAGCAAATAATATGTATCTCGATGCACCATATATAATATCTTGGGTTATGTGCATAAAAATATTTTTTATATGTTTCAGGCCGAATATCACTGACAATAATTGATAAACCGAAATCGATAATAATAGGTATTTTTTTCGATTTTTCTATTAGTATATTTGATAACTTCAAATCAAAATGTATGATTCCGTGTTTATTTAACGTGTTAATATTTTGCAGCAAATAGTTATAGGAGTAAAGAACATATGTTAGTATTTCCTTTTTATCTGTTTCTAGATTTATGAAATAATCAATCATGCGGATATTGTCAATAAATGGAATTTTCATAATTGAGTAGTTATTTGTATAATCTACCGACGATGTATTACCAAGCCCTGTAGTTTTGGTGCGTATAATCCTACACATGTCTCTCTCGCGTTTATCTATTTTTGCCAAATTAATACTGCACATATTTACTACAGGGGCGTAATAGTATTCGTATAGTTTTATTTTTTTTATCATTTTACCAATTAAGTATTCATTTAGTTCAGCCCTATTATTTTTTACCAATTTAGAAGCATATTTTTTATTTTTACTAATAGAACCATCGCATTCGATTGCCGGGTAAAAAATACAACCAAAAGTGCCTTGGCTTATAAGCTTTGTTTCGTTATCCGTGTCCCTTTCCCTGTCCCTTTCCCTGTCCCTAACATCAATCTTTGGAAGTTGGTGGTTTATGATACTTCTTGAAAAAAATTTATTCATATCTACTTTTACTTTAATAGCTTGTATACTTTGTTATATTTCTTTGTTATATTTCTTTTAATAGTTTAGCTATTAATAAAATAAAATAAAATAATATATTGTATTATTTTATAAGTATATTAAACATAAAATAAATGGCTAAAATGGCTAAAATTTCTTCAAAGATGGCAAAGTATGGTTCGGGATCGGGCTCAGGCTTGTTTACTAACTTAGTTATGGTTGCTATTTATATAGCTGCGGTGTATATATTGTATAAAGTGGTTATGTATTTTCTGAATATGCGTTCATCAGCAATGCCAAACATCCCCGCTTCTTCTTCAAAAGGTGGAAATAGGGATGGTAGTAAACAGAAACCTTCGTGTTCATCTGGAACATGTGGTAGTAAATAATTAAATAGTATTACTTATTACTTATTATTACAATAATATGTGTATAATATAATTATAGTCTGTTATATTATATTATATACCTGTAAGCGTGTGTCGTGTGTGTGCGTATCTCATGTATTCCCTTGTGTCTGTCCCTTATTATGACCATCATACCCAGTGTTATAAAAAGGTAATAAAGTTAAACAAAATGCCTCCCGCTGACTCTCCGCTCAATCAAATCATTAAAAATGTAGGCGTTATTAAGCTGTCACCTTTTCAGACAGGTAGCACATTTTCTGGTTGTAATAGTGGTTGTGGATGTGGATGTGGATGTGGAAATCATTCACAATGTTGTAATGTTCTCATTACAAAAGTAAACGATAAACACGATTTAATGTGTGTAGACGAACTACCGCTATTATTCGAGTTTTTACTAACAAATGGTTTTACCATTGATACATCCATTACAAAAATGATGCAAAACTCGAATGTTAAACTTAGTAATGATTTGATATGTTTCTTTTCATAGGATAATTTTTATTATTACTAATGGTATTGGTATTGGTATTGGTATTGGTATTTGTATTGGTATTGGTATTTTTTTCTTTTTCTTTTTCTTTTTCTTTTTCTTTTTCTTTTTCTTTTTCGTCATCCATTATAGTAGGCTTTAGTGCAGGTTTATTTAATAATTTTATTCCTTCTATAAATGAGCGCCCTTTGAATGTATTATCAAAACGATTTTTTAAATATTTCATAAGATTATTAAGATTAGGTTGATAGTATAATAAAACAAATGTAAATGCGGTAGCTGCTCCCAATTCTTTTACTTTTTTATGTTGAAATCCAAAAAAATTATCAAATGGATATGGTATAAATTCAATAAGGTTACGTGCGAAATATATAAGAACACCATTTATCCAAATAAGTATCACAAGATTAAAAATATTTGTTATTAATGTTTTTTTGTCATTTTCTTTACTATCAAATCTATTTTGATATCCTGTAACTATATTTGCAACTATAGCACCCATTATAAAATAAATAGTTGTAATGAAACCAATATCTATCATTTTATTTAAACGGATTAGAACATCTTGTAATACTGGCATTTTTTTTTCAGGAGCTGATGGTTTTGGTGGACTAGTATCTATAAAACCCTTAGTTAAATTTTTATACCACGTAGTATCTTTTATGTATGAATTCATTGAAAACTTTATTGTATGTTATTGTATGTTATTGTATGTTATGGTATATTGTACTATAATAATATATATTTTACTCCCGTAAAATTGATATAATAATATGTGTTATATTATTATATAAGTCTAGATATAAATAGCCATTTCCGTATATTACGATATATGTCTAATGCTAACAATAATCTTCGTGATTCTTCCATTTCTGGCAATGATTCCGATGTTTCAAAACCGAACCAGTCAATACTAAATATATCTGGAACAAGTGGAACATTAATAGAAGAGTATGTAAAAACACTAAATACTTTTGAGAGACAAGGACTTGAAATTGCAAAAAACCATCTTGGTCCGTCATTTGATATGAAACGGAGCTCTGGATTTCTTCGCTGGAAAGATGCTAGATGCTAGAAGTAATACTATCCACGCTACATTACTTTTTTATATGTTTCGTTGACTTGTGTTTATGTTTATGATTATGATTGTTATTCCGATGCACGTGCCTTCTCGTATTTTTACTATTCACACTACTTTTACTATTCCTGCTTTTTCTTAACCCCAGAATACTATTTATTTTATCGCGTTTGCGAATCGTATGACTACGATGGAAACGGCGTATACTATTTATTATTTCCAATTCTTTTTTGAATATTTTGCTACGATTATCACTGATTTGGCTTATATACCTGGGATCACTACGTTTACGCGAAATACCACCGCCTGCTGCTACTGCTACTGGTGCATCTGCTGGTGCAGCTGCTGGTGCTTCTAATACTGGTGCTTGTAATGCTGGTAGTTCTGATGGTGGTTTTGATGTTGCTCCCGGTGGTAATGTTCCTGCTGCCGCTGCTGCCTTAGCTGCATCCTCGGGTGATAGTCCTGCTGCCGCTGCTGCCTTAGCTGCATCCTCGGGTGATAGTCCTGCCGCTGCCGCTGGGTCTACCCCCGCATCTGGTGGTATCACCGGTGCATTAGTGTCAGCAATTTGTTTTGCTAAATTTACTAACTCCGCTAGGTTAGATATATTTATCTCTCCTCCTTCGTCTATATTGGCTTCAATCTTTTTAGATTCTTTCTCTAATGCACTCATTGTTGTTTCCCCTATTTCTAATGCATTATTCTGAAGCTGCCGTCTATTAATTGCAATTTTAATTTTATTTAAAACAAAATTAAATAACGTTTTTACCACTGCAATAGGCATAGGAACAGAACCTCCGTCTATTTCATCTTGTATTTCAGCTAATCTTGATGTTGTTTCTGCATATACTACATCAATTGCAGCACTTATTTTTTCCAGAGCACGTTTATCGTCGGGATTTTTACTCTTTTCATATATTTCTGCTGCAGCTTTATACTTTGTTGATAATACTGCATATTTTACAAGCGACTCGTTCTTTATTTTTTCTATTTTATCATTAGTTTCTTTTTTCTTCCTCTCTTTTTCTTGTTTTAGTAGTTCATCATCGCGTGATTGAGCGTTTTCCTGAGGTCTATTAAAACTATCACCAAAACTGCCACGTCGATCATTTCGTGTAATAACTTTAACAGCATCACCTTTTATCTTGCCCTTAACACCTGGTAACGTAATATCACGGAATTTTTCTAACCTTTCACGTAAATTTGCTCCTGTCGGTTCTTGTGATGCTGCTGATGCATCTAGTGCTGGTGCTGCTGCTGGTGTTTTTGATGTTGTTGCTGCTGGTGATGGTGTTTTTGATGTTGTTGCTGCTGCTTGTGCTGCTGCTGATGGTGGTGGTGTTTGTGATGGTGCTGTTGTTGCTGATGTTATTCCTGATGTTGCTACTGATGGTGTTGGTGTTTGTGATGTTGTTGCTGCTGGTGATAGTGGTGCTGCCGGTGTTGTTACTTTTGGTGGTGGTGGAACCCACGCCCGCTCCTCCGAATGCGACCATGGTGGTGGTGGTGGTGTTGTTGCCGGTGCTTGTGATGGTGCTGCTGCTGGTGCTGCTGGTGCTTGTGATGTTGTTGCTGCCAGTGCTGGTGATGGTGATGGTGATGGTGATGGTGGTGTTGTTGCCAGTGCTGGTGTTGTTGCTGGTGCTTGTGATGGTGGTGGTGTTGTTGCTGGTGCTTGTGATGGTGGTGGTGTTGTTGCTGGTGCTTGTGATGGTGGTGGTGTTGATCGTGATAGTGATTGTGATAGTCTTCTAAGTAATGATGGGTTTGCTTCTTGTACCTTTTTTGCCTCAGCGATTTTTGCATTTGCCGCTTCCGATCCAAAAGCTGCTTCTGCGGCTGCTGCACGTTCTTGCATCTTTTTCCAACTATTGTCTGCGTGATTACCCTTTGTAACCTTGTGGTTGCGTAGTAGATAATCTTGTTCTTCTTTTGTCATACCTTCAGGTGGCAGATAATCTTTTAAAATTTTTGGTACCCCGAACATTGACTATTAGTTAAATATTACTTATTATGATTATGATTATTATTATTACTTATATAATAATAATAATAAAATATCATGTTAAAACCATATTGATTCATTTTCTATTCATTTTCTATTCATTTTTTTAAATGACGAAAAATCTATCTTTTTTTCAGCTTGGCAGTCATTGCAATCTTGTTCATTATTTTTATCATCTTCTTTATATTCCTCTATTTTTCCACGATAGGAATACCGATTTGCCTTCTCTCGAAGTATATAAATCTTATCTTTTTGTTGAGCATTCACCTCGCCTTTGCGATTATACGTTTTAAATGAAGCAAAAAGTTTCTTCTTCTTGCTTTCTTCGCTTGCTTTTTCTCCCCCGGTTCCAGTTCCAGTTCCGGTTCCATTCACAGGAGTCTTATTTTCTTTCAGTTCTTTATACTTGTTTACTCCTTTTTCGTATTCTTTGCGAATGTCAACATATAATTTTTTGCAATCATATATGATAACGTATTTTCTCGCAAGTGTTTCTAAATATTTATACGGAATTTCTTTCGTTTTCGCATAATATACAAATGATTCAGGTTCATGACTATAATACATAATAACTTCCCCTTTCGGTGTTTCTTCTCGTATCACGTTCAGTGTCAAGTCTTTTACAAAACTATCTGTCAACTCTATTTCTTCCAAGTCATCATATTCGGTAAAGTATCGATTCTCAAATGCAACTTTCGCCATTTCTGCACCCACGTTCTCACCTTCGCCTTCGCCTTCACCTTCATCACCTCTATAGTTCCATATCATCACACATAATAAGTAGAATTGTTTGAATGCATATGCAGTAATCCCACACGTAACACCAAACCATAAAGTCGCCAAATAATACCAGTAAATATCATCAAACGTCAGGTTGGCATAGTTTTTCACAAATAAGTCATTTTGTTTTTTAAATGATAAAAATGAATTCATATCGAATGCATCATTGCCGTTGCCGTTGTCATATGTTGTATTATATGACGCGTTATATGACACGTTCATGAGTTGAAAGGTATATTTGTGTGTATATTAATATACCCACCAATATCTCTATATTGTTTTTACATTATTGTTTTTACATTATTGTTTTGCCGCAGACTAGTCTAGTCTCCCTTCTCCTTCAGAAGACGCCGTCGTTGATCGAAAAGTTTTTGAATATCGCTTTCCATATTTATCACCAAAATCCGCTGATACGATTTGTTCTTGTTTTCCGGGTGAAGACAAACCAAATACATGTCGTATATTTTCATGTCGTATTTGCTTTCGAGAATTGCCTTATACGTATTCAACTGCAGGCAGTAGTGCCAGTAATTCGTGTCGGGAATATGTTCAATCACCGGATTCGTCGAACATTTGTGGTCCGTTTTCTTGATTTCGCGGCATCGTTTCCAGTCGTAAATACTGAACGTGCCGTCATTTTTGTTCCGAAACACCATATCAATTGAACCCGAAATCCGCAACTCTTCGTGGAATATCGTCCACTCTGTTCGATAGGGTTCAAGGTGCGGGTAGTCTTCAAGAAATTGTTTAAAGTATTCATATTCGGTGCTGGTATTCTCGCGCGGACACTGGTTATAGTAGCACTCGATGTCGTAGTGCATTGCCGTCCCCGCGCCGGCAGCTTCATCGCGGTTCTTATCCCACCCCGCCTTAATTTCGTCCGCGGTTTGTCCGTAGTATTTACTTTCCGTCCATTTTTTGGAGCGCATCATACAGCCAATAATGGCGTCGGCGTCGAACTCTTCAAAGTGCGAATGGTTCCAGGTTGTGACGGATGTATACTTGACGGATGGGTCACCATCGATAGTGTAGGTGTGTGGAATCGGGTCAAATGTAATCCGCTTGTCGCGTGGGTGCGCGTTTAGGCGTGAAAGATATTCAATGTCGTGTTCAGGACTTGTTTCTAATGCTTTTGGTTGTTTTGGTGGCATTGTTTCCATTTTTATACTTTGGTGGTCTTGATATATATATATGAGATGTATTTATATATCAATTTTATATTGAATAAATATATCTAACAACATTATTTTTGTATTATAAAGAAGACTCGTTTTTTAATAAGAGTTCGGTGATTGTTTTAAGTTTAGCTGCATGCTCGTCGAGCTGGTCTTGAAGCATTTGTTGAATCTGCGCGATGTCCACCTCGTTATGCACGCTTCGCGAATTGTCGATGGCGGTGGGTGCGACTGGTGCTGGGATATATTGCACGGGATTACCACTCGCGTCCACCGAATCAGCTAAAACCCCCAGCGCCAACTTCGTCGCGACCTTGTGGTAAATCCAATTATCGTCGGCGGCCCACTCATTATATTCATCGCCGATTATGTTTACGAACTCATTGGCGAGGGCGCCATTTTGATAATGGACTTGAACCTTAATACTTACACCTTCATGCGGGGATACACTCACATTTGTTACCCAAAAAGCATTTTTTGCTCCTTCATATTTGGGATTTGCGGGAATACATGCTTTCCAATTACTCATCGTGTCTTATTATACTATATATATATATATATATATATATTTTATATATTATATTATTTTTTAACTCTCCAAATTCTACAACTTGTCTCGGCACTTCGATTAATTGCGCCATAAGAAAGGTTAGATGAAAATATTTGTAAAGAAGTTATTCCAGCGTTGAATGGGGTTGGTCCATTAGTCCAGAAATCCTGTGCGGATAAATCCCAAAGAGCCGTCCCGTGTATTCTTTGATGAGCGTAAGGCCAGTTCGCACTATTGCTCGTTGTTGGTGAATATGAAAACCATTGGGTATTTGAAATATTTTCTATTCTGCTATTATCACAATTAAACTTATTTAATAATTGTCGGGAATTGACGCTGTGGTCGGTTATTCCTGATTCTCCGCTAATTCTTCGCGATAAAGATAATTCCCCACTTATTAGGGTTCTATTTCTGTAAGCGGTCGATGTAGCTTGTTCGGGGGCAAAGCCTGTAAAAAAACGCTGACGATATGATTGATTTAAGTCTGTTGTCGTCTGGGTGGTTCCTTCAGTAATCGCATTAGTCCAGTTGGTTTGTGCGGGTATTGCGGTAGGGTTAGGAAGAGGAACTGCCGATGTGTTAATACCATTTAAGTTCATTTCCAGCCAACTTTGTGGTATAGTAGTTCCGCTCGGCACATAGTTCCAATTTATATCGAACTCATACCGAATGTTATATTGTGTTAAATCTATGGCTGAAAAAAACCGGGTTATCATCGCATTGTTAGTTGTAGTAATTACTCCTGAATCCCATAATACAAAATCCATAGAAAATAACCTATCGTAGGTATTTATTACTCCGCTCTGTGCTATACGGATTAAACCATCACCACGGAATGAACCATCACCGCCGTCTGAACTTGTTCTTGATGCCATAACGAGAATTGAACCATCTGCACTACCACCAAAACACGAATGCATTATATTAAATGTGCCTGAAGAAGCAAAATTATAAGTGCGACCATAATCATTTGAATTGATTACTGATGCTACCCCCCCATATGGTTTTACAATTCCAGCGAAAAATTGACCCGTTCCACTTACCCAAAGGTCTAACACACCACTACCACCAGTCAAAAGCCAATTTGCCCCATAATCTTCAGACCGAGCTATTCTGGGAAATTGCGAATCCAATGTAGAATATCTTGTAGCCATTACAAATCTTCCAGTAGCATCACACTCAATCTTATCCCACCGCACATTTAAACCCAAGTCGTCGCCTACTTGATTACTCGCGACCGACCATGTTACACCATAGTCAAGCGAACGATATATTCTGCTGACTGCTGTGTTTGAACTGCCATACCAAATAATAAATTGTGTTGCTCCACTACGAGACATGCACACACCACTAGTAATTCCTGAAGTTGTATTACTAGTATCAATTTGTTTTACCGCCCATGTCGCCCCTCTGTTTGATGAAACCAAAGCTCTTACGCCTGCTGGTGTTGAATTATCGCTACTCGCTAATAAATAAGTTCCGTCTCCACTACATCTAAGTCTTGGTGTTGTTGTTAGACCTGAAAATGCGGAAGATGTGATCTGAGTCCAATTCGCCCCAGCTGGAACGCTTGTAGAATCATTCCCTACACTTGTATATAACAATAAAGATTGAGCGCCTGAACCCTCTGTAAATCTTCCAAACGCAAATAGCCTCGACCCTTGAGAGTTTCCGCAAACCGAATTAAAATTGATATTGCCTGCTCCAAAATTACCAGAAGCCCAAGTAGATCCATAATTCGTAGAATACCTCAATGAATTATTTCCAGCAACACATATGATTTTACCATCTACCGAAACATAAATATCGTTATGTGTGATAACTGCAGTATCGGCTACGCTCCAATTCGACGCCCAATAATCAGGCTTTCGTGGAAGTGCGCCCACTTCTACTAATACTTGATCGTTACCAATAATGCCTGTATTATTAATAGTTGCGATTTTTGTAGCAGAGTCTATAGATACTTGTATTCCTGTTCCCGCCACTATATTTTGAACGCCTCCTGGCGCCCCCGTAGAACCTTGTGGACCTGTTGCTCCTACCAACCCCGTGGGACCTTGTGCCCCCTGTGGTCCTGTTGCTCCCACCAATCCCGCTGTACCTTGTATTCCTTGAGCACCTTGTGTTCCTTGTGCCCCCTGTGGTCCTGTTGCTCCCACCAATCCCGCCGTACCTTGTATACCCGTAGCACCTTGCGGCCCTGTCGCCCCCCGTGGTCCTGTTGCTCCCACCAATCCCGCAGTACCTTGTATTCCTTGAGCACCTTGTATACCCGTAGCACCTTGCGGCCCTGTTGCTCCCACCAATCCCGCAGTACCTTGTATTCCTTGAGCACCTTGTATACCCGTAGCACCCTGTGGTCCTGTCGCCCCCCGTGGTCCTGTTGCTCCCACCAATCCTGCAGTACCTTGTATTCCTTGAGCACCTTGTATACCCGTAGCACCTTGCGGCCCTGTCGCTCCCTGCGGTCCTGTTGCTCCCACCAACCCCACAGGACCTTGTATTCCTTGAGCACCTTGTAGCCCTATTGCTCCTTCAGGACCAGTCGGACCAAGTGGGCCTTCTATACTGGCCAAGTTAATTTGCCATGTTGAATATGTTCCTGATCCAGTTACTTTTTCAGGAATAGCAGTTAGTATATTACCGGAATATGATTTAACTCTTGCAAGAAAGTATGCGCCTGTATTGTATGCAATAATAATTGACTGCGATAAAGTATATGCAAGATTTGGCAATATATTAAAAGTAACTACACTTGGAAGAGTTGCAATATTATAAGATACAGATGTTGCAATTGTTGCATATCTATCATTATCTTTTTCATTTATCAGGTAAGGAAATCTTGCATAGTTTGCTGTAATAGTTCTATTATATCCACCTACTTGTTTCCAGGACGATGATGCCATTTTGTTAAATATTTATACTATATACATTCTACATAATATAAAATCATATATTAATCTTAATCTATTTTCTTTTTTTTCTCGTGTTTCTCTCGTTTCTCTCGTTTCTCATATTCTGTCGCGGCACATCAAAGTCCTCAAGAAGTCTTGTCTTGAGATCTTTCGGAGAAGCAGGATACGCCAAAACATCCATTATATCATGTTTTGTAAGATTTGCATGACGCTTGTCACCATTTATGTCAGCATCAACGTGCCATTTTTTTCCTCCATCACTAGAAACTGCACGAATTTTAGTTGATGAATAGTACACTTTTGTGTTTCTACCTCCTTTCTTTTTTCTCAATGTTTTCTTATTTCGCATATTTCGCATATTTCGCAATATAAATATGTAGTATATATACATATACTATGGAAAAATATGTATCGACAAAAAGTATACAAAAAAAACTAAATATTCCTATAACTCCCGAAAATGTCTATGCAACTACAAGTATAGGAAATAAAGATGAAACCCACAATACCCATCCCAAACCCCACCCTCAGCAACAAAAAAACGTAAAGTATCTAGATGAACTATATTCTGCATCTTTTATGGACCACTATTTTTCATAAGCAGGTACTCACTTGCGTCTTTAAGCCCTTTATAATATATATTAATCCCAAAGATACTTAAAGAACGCCCCGGCGGATGCCGAATAAGTGAATGATGTAATCTTTTTCAAATCTATTTTCAAAATTTTGAAAAAGGACATTTATTTTTGTCCATTTTTGATTTTTCATTTCTAGATTTGAAAAAAATGTTGAAAATCTCACTCACACCATAATGCTCTCATTTGGTTTTTAAAGTTGAAAAAAACGTGACGATAAATTTTGGACATTTTGTATAAGATTTTAGGTGGGGATTTTTTGTTTTATCAATGTCCAAAATGTCTATAAGATATTCGTATCTGAATAAGATTTAAATAAGATTTTATAATATTTATATATATTATAAAAACATTATAAAACACGAAATGCCAAAGACTAAGATTGATTATGGTCATACGATTATATATAAAATTGCATGTAAGGATAGTAAGGTAAAATACGTATACGTGGGCTATACCACGAACTTCATTCAGCGCAAGTATTTTCACAAAAACAACTGCGTAAATCATGCGGCTACTAACTATGACGATAGACTATATGCTGTCATTCGAAAACACGGCGGATGGGAAAACTGGAAAATGGAAAATATTCATGTTTGTAATTGTGAAGACTATAATGCTGCGAAAAAAATAGTTCAAGAATATGCCGTCACGTTAAGAACTACGTTAAATTATACAATTTTAACATCCAGTGATATTTTATTACCTATTATGGTGACAGAAACTACGAAGTCGTGTGAAAATATGAAAAATAAAACAAAAAATCCCAAATCATTGCCTTGCCATGTATGCAATATTTGTGACTATGTTACGTCAAATAAAAAAGATTATAATAAACATATTAACACGATAAAACACAATAACAACAAAAAATCCCCTCAGCATAATATGGTTTGCGAGTGTGGAAAGACCTATGCAAATCGCTCATCATTATTTAACCATCGCAAAGTTTGTCCAATGAGATGCAAAGATGGTCACAATCATGGTGAAGGTGGGTATGAAAAAGTAGGTAAGAGCGAAGATAACCTTATTTTACAGATTCAGGAAGGAGAGAAAGGAGAGAAAGGAGAGAAGGGAGAGAACGACGAAAATATAAATATAAAAAAGGACATGTTTTTGAAACTTATAAACGATAATCAGGAGATGATAAAGATTATAAAAGAACAGCAACAACAGATAAACTTGATTATACCGAAGATATCGAATGTGGGTTCAACGACTACAAACAACAACACTACGATGAACAATACGAATAATAATTTCAATTTGAATTTCTTTTTGAATGAGAAGTGCAAAGATGCACTAAACATGACGGAGTTTATAGAGTCGCTGAAAATAACACTGGAAGACCTGCAGTATTCGCGATCAAATGGTTTAGTGCAGGGGATAAGCAACGTCATGATACGCGGACTGAAAGAGTTGGATATTTACAAGCGCCCGATTCACTGCACGGATGTGAAACGCGACACCATGTATATTAAGGACAAGGAGAAATGGGAGAAAGACGAGAAACACGAGAAAATGAAAAATACGATTATAAAAATTGCAAACAAGGAACGAAATGCGATAAGTGCCTGGGTGGATATCAATCCGGATTGGTTTGATACAGAAGCGAAACAGATGGAGTATCTGACGCTGGTAAATAAAGTTTGCGAACCGATCGAGAATGATATAAGAAACGAGAAAAAAATAATTAAGAATATTGGTAGGGAAATAGTATTGAATAAAGAAACGGAGAAGTTGCTAATGTTGAAATAGAAGTATAACTAGATTTAGTGGGTGAGTTGATTCATGAATATATATATTTTAAAATATATTGTTATTGTATACGATAGGTTATAATGCCTTCCGAAGATGTAAAGAAGAAGCCGAAACACCCAGAAACTATTTTTGGGACGAATTGTATGGGTGAGAACTGGACAGTGTGCTGCCCCAACTTTCACTTGAAATTTGATAGATATGCGCAGACGAAACGCGTTACGCAAATAAAGTATAAGGGTGGAATATATCGAATTTTTTTTTGCTCACCGAATTGTGAAAAAAATATCAAAAACAATGCATTTACTTCACCAGAAATATTTAAGAAACAATTTATAAAAGGTTTTAAACCGAATGGAGATATGATTATAAAACATAAAGATACGAATATTCCTTGTCAGATTGCTGTTAAAGTAGACACATATAGCGATAGTGGTAATAAAACCGCAAAACAAAAAGGGGGTTCTGGAAGGCGCACCACATATGGACAAACGCGTAGAAATAAAAAATGTTCGAAATCGAGGTCAAAATCAAGATTTAGAAAAAGTCGTAGAAATAAAACGATGCGGGGGTAAATAATATATACTTATTATATAGGTTACGTAAGTATATATTATGAAAAAATTTCGAAGTTTTGGAAAAGGAGTTAAAAGAGCGTTAGGACAAGAGGTTTCTTCTTCTGAATCCGAGGATGAAGCAGAAGTAGTATATTATCGTTCTATTGATCCAACACCAAGGCAGGAAGGCAGAGCAAGCAGTCCATCTGTAATGGAGCAGGCAGTGATGGACACAAACAGACAGCGTAAAGGACGTAGAAGACTTGCGAGACAAGAACAAGCACGAGCAGCACAAGAACAAGCATCTCTACAAAGACAAGCAGCCGAGTTTACACATAATTTTGAAATTAATGAGATGATTGGACGTATAAATGAATATTTTGGAAGAATAGACGTTGACCAGAATGACCCTCGTATAAGATTTGTAATTGGACAAATAGTAAATGCTCATGGTTTAACATTACACTCACTAAGTCTCATGAGAAGAAGTAGAATATTATTAAGTGCTATTGGCGATATCGCAGCAAGAACTGGTAGAAATGCATTAAGTGCGAGTGATGTGGTTTATAGGGCAGGAGAAGCAGTATTAGATGCACTACTGGCAGCTGGAAGATTAGCATCACATGGTGCATCAGCGGTAGCATCTAGGTTACCTAGTTTGCAGACCGCTTTTCAATATTTTCCTAGTAGATTTTCATCATCACAACCAAGAGCACTAGGACAGCGTGCAAGATCACCTGATAGTTTTCTACAAGTACAAGGTCCTCCTGACTTAGGATTTAACCAAGTTCGTTTTCATGCGCCTGCTTTTGGACGCCAGTCTCTTCCTTTTCAATCACAAGCACCTCCACCTCCGCCTCCACCTCCACCTGCATCTACATCTGCTCCTGCTGTCGAAGAAGAAGACGAGTGTTCTATATGTATGAATCCACTTAGACATAATGTAGTATTAACTAGATGCAACCATGCGTTTCATGGTGCTTGCGTTACCCCGTGGTTAAATTCTCGTGGTACATGTCCTATGTGTCGGAATACAAATCCAACACCTCTTGTTCCCGCTCCTGCCAAACGACAACGCCAAGGCGGTGGTGGTTCAAGAAAGTCCAAGTCCAGGTCCAGGTCCAACCCCAAGACAAGACGCTTAAGAAAGTCCCGCAACAAGTCCCGCAGCAAGCCCCGCAAATCCCGCAAATCCCGAAAACCAAGGTCTTCATCACGTAGAAAGTAAAATAGAATAAATAAAATAAAAGAATAAAGTATAGAATAAAAATGAGCGAATATCCATATTATCCATCTTCTATATGCACAAATTGTTGGTATGGTGGGTATTTAGAGCCTACGCTTGCCCCTGTCGGTTGTAGAAGATGTGGCAGTTCAGGAGTCAGCGGGGGTGAACCACTTCTTAACGGAGTAACTAATACGCAAATATCCTTTGTATCGAGTATACCCGACCAAAAGAAAATCCAAAATGTAGTTCGCGTGGATAGTTCAGAGTATCTAATGAATAAAGCCGCTTTAAATGTATATACGCAACCGACTGCGGCATACTATAACGTAAACTGGAATCAGCAAAGTGACCGCGCAGTTCCGGGTGTTGTACATCGCAATGTGCCGCGACGCGGTGACGGAAGTTCGACGCGCAGCTCGATTACGGCTTTGCGTCCCGGGTCTTCATCGGCTGGATCGTCAAGCATGCAAATAAGTAAGGGCGTGGATATGAAACATGGTTCCTATGATAGATATTTAGCAAAACTGAAAGGGCGTAAAGTATTGCAGACGCAATCCTATGTATCTACCAATGCGAATGTTCCCGCACAAGGAAACAAGACGAGAACATTTGGTATTGCATATTCAGAGAACTGCCAATATCCTAACCTGGTTGGTTGTTTATAATATTTTTCTAAGTAAAAATATCTATATATCTATATATACCTCTATAACCTATAATCTATAACCTATAACCTGTAATAATGTCATACTCGGTAAATTTGTCAAAGATGGTGTTTGATAATACAAACTTTAGAGTAAGAAGTGTAAGAGCTGTGCCTGTTATGACAGCACCAGCACCACCAGCACCACCAGCACCAGCACTAAGGCGTAACGTAAACCCAGCATTTCATCTCAGCAAGTTTATATCGAATGCCACAAACACAGGACCTTGTAGGGCGTGTGGGCATTGATATTAAGCAACAACTGCAACAACTATATAATAAATAGAAATTATTATATAAAAAAATATAACTATATTTTTATATAATGAATGGTTTTGATTTGAATATACAAAATTATACGATAAAAGAGTTAAAGGGATTATTATCGTTAGACGATATCTATGATACGCATGATGTTAACTCAAAAAAAGAAAACATTTGTAAAAAAGTTAGCAATGATGATACAATGACGATTGATATGAAAATAAAAATGAATAATTTTATAGAAGTTGTTTCAAAAATTTTATTGAATATTATTACTGAATCGTCGTCGAGTAATGCTCTTATAAAAACAGATAGTAACTCTAAAACCGGCGAAAAAGATAAAGATAAAAACAAAAGTTTTTATGATTTAAAAAATAAAATGCAAAAATGGTCTGATGATGTTGTAATAGAAGATCCTTATTCTGCTAAAAGTAAAACTAGCAATGAAGATAACCCGGGTTCTGATATTAATACATATGGAACTACTCGAGGTATATTGAATCCTTTATTAAAAAATACAATATTGCGGGGCGTAAATATAGACTCAAGATATAGAGATGACTACTATGACACGACAAGCACAAATATATCAATAACATTACCATTTCGATTAGAGAATGTTATTAGTTATCGGTTGGTTTCAGTATCTTTACCAGTTACATATTATAATATATCTCAAAAATATGGTAATAATGTTGTAAGAATTGAGACATATGTTGATCTTCCAACTGAATATTTACTTGTAAATACATTTGATCTTATTTTACAAGATGGTATATATAATACATTACAAAATGTAACTACATATAGTGCATCAATTGAAAATGAAATTAATAATATTTTAAATTCAAATACAAATAGTCCGAATGTTAAACTACCTACTAGTGGTTATGATAATCCCAAGTTAGTATATTCTATAAATCGCGTTAATGGTAAAAGTGTGTTTGCGCAAGATACATCTGCGACAACTCCTTTTTTTTTCAAAATAGTGACAAACGTAGGATTAAATGTAACTACTGGAGTTGTAAATGTAGACTATGATATAAATAAAGGTATTATTACAAGACTGGGGTGGATTCTTGGGTTTAGAGTTGCAGAAATTGCTAGCTCAAATTGGAATGGTCAAGAAGGAACTATACCACCTCCAAGTGCTCTTTATGAATTTGGTTCAATTGTTTCGTCTAGTATATGTTTTACGAAGTATCCTATTTATGGATTTTTAGCAGTAGATGACTTTAATAACAATGTATTAGACTATTATCACTCTGTATTTGCAGACTCTGTATCTATTCCAAATATTATTTCAAGAATTGATTTAACACGTCTTATAGAATCGTCTGGCGCATTTCAAGCGTCGCAAGGTCAGTCATCTTCTACATCAATTAACACAGAAAGACGTTTTTTTGGCCCCGTCAATATTAAAAAATTGAAAATAACTTTATATGATGACTTGGGGTATGTATTAGACTTAAATGGAATGGACTGGGCGATAGAGTTTGCATTTGAGTGTGTTTATAATATGTAATATGCGAAAATACCATATTCTAAGTTACCATATTCTAAGTTATATAATAATTTAACATATATAATATATTAAATTATTATATAAACTACTACTTTATTATTGATGTCAAGAAGAACATACCCTGTTCCAAATAAAAATTTATCAAGTAGTGATTATATACAAAATAAACGCGCAAAACAGCTTTTTTCAGGGACATCAAATTTAGCAAAAACAATAGAACAGCAAAATGGTAACTTTCCTCTATTAACACCACAAGGTAAACTAAAGCCATACCAAGGAACATATGGTTTATCTGGTAGGTCGGTAGGAGTTAATAAAAGTTATTGCTTGAATACGAGTCATAGTTATAGAGATTTATTGGCTATAACAAAGGGGAAATATTTAATAACGCCTCCAAATATATCAAACGCGAATCAAATAGAGTTAAAAGATGTATCAGATGCAAAAAAATTATATAATGGAGTATACTATAATTATAGTTATGAGAATAACAATTTAGTAGCTTATATGTATCCAGGATATCCTGATCCATTGGCGAGTTATGTTGCAAATAAAATACAATATGCCCCTTCAACTGATGCAAATGAAAGAATAATAGTTGATCCGTCGTATACGATTACATATTCGTCGCAATCGTGTATATTACAATCTTCTTTTAGTAAAAATATTAGAATTAATAATGATGCCGAATCAAAATACTCGTTCAATAGAACTATAAATTTAGATTTACTTGCGGGATTTCAATATCCTATTAAGTTTGAACTTGCTTACGATACAGGTGATTGTATTGATTCAAACAATGATATACAAACGAAATATGCATATCCCGAGCCTCCTTTCTACCCTGAATCTAGAGTATTCGCTGTTGCTGGTGGAGTAGGGACCAATAAATCTATTTTAGCATGGACCGAGGATGGTGCAATTTGGAATCCATCTACTAATGGAAATGATATTTTTAAATCACAGGTAAGTGGTATAAAATATAATACAAACGCTATATGGTTAGCAGTTGGTGGAAATTCGACCGACCCAAGTGGAAATGTTATAGCATATTCCATTGATGGTATGAGTTGGACTAAATCATTTTCATCAAATCCCGCTAAAAATGCAAATAATCTTCTTATAAGTGGAAGAGGCGTTGAATGGGTCAGTTCTATTAGTAAATGGATAGTTGTTGGACAGCCGAAAACTGGTGGAGTATTTATATCTAACCCAAGTATTATTTTATCTTCTTCTCCAAGTAGTGTTAATGACTGGAATATAGCATCCTCGACAGATCCAACTTTAAATAATCCATTTGGCGTAAATGGTATTGGAATTGCACTGGCAACAAATAATGCTGCCGACCAAGTAAATAGAATTATACTAGCAGTAGGAACTGGTGCAAAGCTAGATGCGTCGCCAATTAACATAGTAAAATCTTCTGATGGTGTAAGTTGGACTTTTGTTAGTTTTCCGTATTATAGTAATAGTAATCCTCCTTATAGTGTTATTTATGGAGCATCAACAACATCAACGCCGAAATGGTTAGTTGGTGGGGCATCAGGAGGTTCCCCCCCCGGATCCCCGATATATTATTCTACGGATACTATTAACTGGAGTCCAGGAATGCCAATAATTGGTTCAGATGGTTACAATTCTGGCATATGTTATAATATGGCATATGCGCCAGGTGACGACCCAAATCTATGGGTATCATCAGCAAATTATGTTGCCGTTGGAACAAATCTATTTGGGTTATCAAACATAGTTTATTCTTATGATGGAATACATTGGAGTCCTAGTAATTCAGGATCTTATTTTCAACCTAGAAGTATTTCATCGATAAATTTAATTTATATTATACTTTGGTATGTTGTTGGCAATGCAGATGGTAATGATGTAGCAGGATTTTCTATAGATGGTATTAATTGGGATATTTCTCCAAACGCCAATGGTATATTTGTAAATGGTGCATCGAGTATAAGTACTATAAACTTATTAGATTTAAGTTTTTATGAATAATAGTAAATAATTCTTAGTGAATAATTCTTAGTAAATAATTATTAGTGAATAATTATAATATATAGTATAATTTTATTGTTATACTATATAACTAAAAACTTGAACATAAAATCACGCTATGGTTGGTTCAGGTGTTATTCTGGTAGCCTTGCACAAAAATAAGGTATATTATTTATTTGGAAAAGAGGGTTCAATGGAGCGCGATAAAAAATGCCATTGGGGTGATTTCGGGGGTGGTGCAAAAACAGGTGAAGACTTATTAGACACGACAACGCGAGAAGGTGCGGAAGAATTAAACGGGTTTTTCGGTTCAAAGCATGATTTTGAAAAGTATATATTAAAAAATAAGGTGGATGAGATAGCATATGATAAACGTTATACATATTTAGTGCGTGCAGACTATGACGAGAAGTTGCCGTATTATTTTAATAATAATTACAAATTCATTTGCGAATATTTGAAGGGGCATGTGCAACATCCGACAAATGGTTTATTTGAGAAAAGTGAGATACGCTGGTTTACTATTGACGAGTTGAAACGCGAGAGAAATATATTTCGCGACTATTTTCGCAACATAATAGATATCGTTATTTATAATCACCCCAAAACGCTTTCGAAACTTAAGCGAGGTGCCAGTGTATCGAAAAAGATACACGGGGTAGCATCAACACGTTCAAGGTTTTCGACATCGGATTTAATGAAGTGTGCACGTATTCGCAAACATTCGTCGTCGCGTCGTAGGACACATCGAAGACGCAGGTAGGTAGGTAGTATATGCAAAAACTATTATATAATAATATAGTATAACATGATGACTTCAATGTCGGTATCAAAACCTGATCATAGATGCCCCAACGACGATCCGTATTTTACGCGAACGTTGTATCGTATTGGTTTATTGAAAAAGGGAATGAAATCAAGAGAACTAGTGGAGCGTCGCAAACAAGTTTACTATTCGGTGTGTATTATATTTCGCACCTCGCTGATATCAATAGTATACTACTTGAGAAATGCACTGGTGGTGCAATTTTTAGTATTGCTTGGCGCAATAGTAGGTATTGTAAATTTAGGAAAACGCATGGATGGTAATCAGTGGTGGTCCAAGAAATTCCAATTTATAATGTCGATAGTTGTTGCTGGTCTTGTAATTCTTACTTTTTTTAAGAAGGTGAAAGCGTGGACGATTCCCGCGGCGATGTTGTTCAGCTTGGTGGGCGGGATTCTTCAATCCTTTGTTGTAGGGTTTTGCTGAGTTGTGAGACGAGAGAAACGAGAGAAACGAGAGAAACGCTAAAATTGAAGAGATAAATCGAATCATATGAATATGGTAACAAACAAATTCATATTATTTATTTGCATCAGATTTACGCAGCGAAATACATCAAAAACAACATGGTCGCAATCCCAAGAAAAAGAGAATTATTCATTTCACGGATTGAAATATTGACAACACGATTTTCAAATTATGGTGTGAAAGAGAACCAGCTTTGGCGTGACGATAACGGACTAGACTCGTCGTGTGTATATGGCACACCGGTCATGATAACCCATCGTGTCATGGATGACGCATACGCATTCGTCATCGAGATGAACAATGATAAGAACAAAATCGAAGGAGTTGGACTTATCAAGAATAAATTATGTGAACAACGATATCGAAGAATACATTCTGAGCCGAATTTAAATCGGTATTCATATCAAGGTGAGTATAGGGTAGACGTTTCGCAAATTGGGGATAATACAGAAGATCAGTATTATAAAAAGTTGATTCGTGCATTGGAGGTGTTGTTGTTTAAAGGGAAACGACACTCGAAGCGAAGTATAGGAATTTCGCGAATACCGAATTGGATAAAATATAATCGGTTTGACTATGATTTTGGAAAAGCGTTATTTGAAATGTTTGAAAAGTATGCTAATTTAAATATAGAAATAGAAATATAGAATCCAAAATAAATATAGATATAATTATTAAATAGTATATTATTATATTAGTTATGGGAGATAATAGCACACCTGATAAAAAAATAATACAAAAGTTAAAGGATGTTGATAAATATTCAGTTGATGAGTTAACAGAGTTGCTTGGACTTTCACTAGAGCCTAATTTTTATACGATAGATGACATTCAAGATAATTTTAATATATTAAAATCAAAGTATCCAAAACTTGCCCGAATTGGTGGATTTTTAGAAAAAGCTGAAAAGCGACTTATAGATGAAATTGATATGAATCCAAATCCGGAGCTACCGACGAACAAAGAACCACCGGAGATGGACGAGTGGTATACACATCAGTATTTAAAACAGGATAATTTTTTACAAAATGCGCGTATAACGGATAGAGAACATAAAGTAAAATTTTTTGATGATAAAAACGGGAGTCATGAAACCATGAAACGTGAACAACTCGGTATTTTAAACTCGCATCCTCTTCCAATCGCACAAGATACGTTGAACCCTACGCTAAAAAATGTTACACAGCGTATTTTAGTGATTGACAGCCAGTATCGTCAAAATATAACTGCATTATCATCATCAACCGATTTTACACTTGATTTATCAGATATATTAACAAATACGCTGACGCTTAAGTTATATTCATTTCAGATTCCTTATTCTTGGTATACTATTGACTCGACGCTAGGCACATCGTGTTTTTGGATAGTTCATAGTGGAACAACCTATCCCATATTTATTCAAGATGGTAACTATAATATGCAAAGTTTGATAAACGCTATTCAATTTCAATTGGATACTACATTAAATAATGTTGCTTCTCCATTCATGGGGAACCATTTTAATATTTCATATAGTCCGACAAGTGGCAAGTCTTGTTTTTTCTTCGCAACACAATTTCCGCCAATAAGCGTTGAAGTTCTTTTTTATGATAGCGAGTTTTATAGTAGTTGCGGTGTAAAATGTGGATCTTCAATGAAATTAAACAATAATTTAGGATGGGTGCTTGGATTTCGCCCGTTAGATGATAAAACTATACCTGTGCATTTCTCAATTATCGTGGATTCTACAAATAACTATAACATTCCTATAACTTCTGCGCCTTATAATTTAACTAATGCATTTTTTTCCGAAGGGCCGATAGATGCATATGGGACAAAGTATTTGACATTGGTGATAGACGACTTTAATCAGAATCATTTGAATAGTAGTTTAGTAAATATAACTGATATTGACACGACGCTAAGTTTGCCAGACTATTTTAATACAGACATACCAAATGTTTGTGCTCCTGACCCAGAACTAAACAATACGATTTCCCCATTTTATGTGCAGAGTACGCCAAGGACGTTAACACAAGCGCAGCTATATTCAATAAATCAAATATTAGAAAATAGAAAAACAACATATAAGACACGTATCACAGGGCCAACTACGACAAACGTTTTGGGAATTATACCAATAAAAAAACAAGGACTAACTTCTGGAGATATGATGGTCGATTTAGGTAGTAGTTTGGCGTATAATACGCGATCATACTTTGGTCCTGTAAATATAACACGTATGCGTGTAGCGTTGCAAGATGATATGGGAAGAGTAGTAAATTTACATGGGGGAAATTGGTCTGTGTCAATATTAGTAGAGTCATTGTATCAGTATTAGACATTACTAATATTATTTTCATAATATTCTTAAAACTATTTTGTAATATTTTAGAATATATCAATACTGAATTATGAATTATCATTTACGTGTTTCTCTCGTTTCTCTCCTTTCTCTTGTTTATCATCTTCGTCTAGAAGCATAATAGCCATGGCGGCATAGTTGTGTAAGTCGATTAAAGTATCACGTATTCTCTCATCATCTACAAATGTAATGCTATTTTTAGTAATCGATAGTGAACGTTGAATTTTATCTTCAATTCTCATGAGAACACCGATAGTGCCAAACTTTGCAAAAGCGTCCCCATAGTCTGCATTCTTTTTTTTAAATAATTCTAGTGCTGATTTTTGCACGTGTATCATTTGAGATACACGTTTATTATTTATTGTGTCTTCCATATTATGTATAATATATATTGTATATTTTAAATAATATATTCCAGGTATAATATAAGTAACATTGAAATATAATGAATAATTTTTTACGATACCTTTTATCGTTTATTATAGGATTAATTGGGGGAACAACATTTATTTATATAGGTGTTGGAACTACGATAATGATTCCTTTAATAATGATTTTAGGTCTTATAGAAGATTTTAAAAAAATTATTGGAACAATTATTATACCAGTTATATCACCGGTAACTATATTTCCCTTATACGAATTTTATAAACGTAATCTTTTAGATATAAAGGTTGGATTATTTTTAGGAATGGGGTATTTTATAGGTAGTTATGTTTCATCAAAATACTTTTTGGATGTTTTTAATAAAGAAACACTTTGTTTAATATATGGAATATTTTCGATTATTGCCGGTTGTATATTCATAAAAAAATCAAAAATAATAAATTTGTAGTGATTACTATATGACATAATATATATATATATATATATATTATACACGATAATGGATTTTGTATTATATAATAAAAAACGTCTAGCTAGACCATCTCCCGCACAAATATTAATTATAAAGCAACGTGAGAAATATTTACAAATGCAATTATTATCAAAAAATAAAACAGATCAAACTAATAAACATGATGATAGTAAAAATGAAATAGTAGTAGAACATGAAAAAGATGTAATAGTTTACGAACTAGGAGTAGAAGCAGAATTAGAATCTCTAGAAATACCCGAGCCAAAATTAGAAGAACCAGTGATTCAAGAACTATCCGAGCCGTATGATGAACAAGAAGATGAAGATGAAGAAACGAGAGAAACGAGAGAAACGAGAGAAATGAGTGAAATAAAAGAAAAATAGAAACCCCCCAAAAGGGTAAAATTTGCAGAAGATAAAAGTAAATAAATAAAAATTATATATTGTAAAGTGTGAACCACAATATATAATTCAAAATAGAATACATAGATATTACTTATTTTCAGGTTTAACCTGAATTACATTTTTAGTCAATGTTTTATTTATTTTAGGTTGCTGAGGTTGATCAGGTATTTGAACAATGGGTTGCGCGATATGTTGCGCAACGGAATGCGGAGGGGTTTGCAGTAATATATTCATAGGAGAAACACTATTGTTTTCTGGTGCAGATAAATTTGTCTTGTCGCATGTTCGTTTATGAACAGAAAGAGCTAGAGGATTTTTTCCAATAAAATTACATTTTTCACAAATAAATTTTCCAGAAGTGATGTAACCAAATCTGGATGATAACATTTTTTCAAGACAAGGAAGTTGAAGATCTTCAATATTTTTAATCATTTTTTGAGAAAATTCTTTTACCATTTTCAGTTGAGTTAATTTTTGTTCAACAAATAGTTGATATTCTCTATTTATTTCTTCAAGAGTATCTTTACTTATAGGATAATCATCGGTTAAAGTGATTTCATCTAACTTAGTTTTAAAAGAATCAATAATATCGATAGCTATTTTAATAATTTCTGGGTCATAATTTACATTATGGATATATAGTAAAACATTTCTATTATGAATATTAATCTCAAAATTGTCTTTATTAACTATCCCTCCCTCTTGAGAAAGAAATAGTCCAGAACAATTTTGTATATCTATATCGTGAATAAATTTTTTAACCTGGTCTGATGTCACTTGACGAGACTCATAACATTTATTCTCAACTAGAATACGCTGTTTATCTTTTCGATGAATCATAATATCTCCCGATTCTTTTTGAGAACCTACGTATTCAACCTCCGCGGATGGAAACAAACCCCTCAAAATATTCAAAACAATATTCTCAGATATTTTCCCCTTTGAACTAGAATTTTCCATCCTTTTGAGAAAATCTTTTACTTCAGATTGAAGCGCAGTTTGTGATGAAGATATAGAGGAGAATTGTGAAAATGTAGCGTCTTTGTTTGAGTCAACCATTTTTCTTGTCGTGTCAATAACGTTAGAAAACTTTGAGTCAATCGTTTTAATAAAGTCATCCAGAGATGATTGTGACAATGGTTCGCCATCACTTTTTGATGTTTTATTTATTTCATCCGTAATAGAAGAGCAGAATGATTTAATATTATCATTAATCTGTCTAGAAAGGTTATCATTATTCTTTGGAACAAGTTCTGTTAATAACAATTGTGTCTTATCTAATATGCTGCCATTCGATTCTTTAATCAGGGGAGCGATCTTATCCGCAATATTCGACGACAAAATCATTTTCAAGTCATCAATATATTCTTTCTTAAACTCTGTAAGCTTTAAAAATAGTAGCTTACCATATTCGCTCTGTTGATTTGTAAGTTGTGATTGAATATTTGCAAGACTATTCAAAATTTGGGATGTAATGTTACTATTATTTACAGGATTAGTTGTCTGCATAATAGATGCAATAATATCCGTAAACATAATATTCATTTTTTCAAAATCTATTTCAGGGTGTTCATGATAAAAAGCCCAAACCTTCGCACTGGTACACGTAAGAGATGTATTCACAGATGATGCCATTTGTGTTATGTAT